CCCGCGCTCGCGCCATCAATCCAACGGCCACCGAACCTCAAAACGCGCGAAGCATAGAGATTGCCGTAATCCGCCCAATGAGTTGATGAACTACCACCAAATACAACTGGCATAAAACCTGCTTGAGAAGTTCCAGCAACTTTTGTAATCCATCCACTACTATCTGCTTCTAATCCAGAAGCCAAAGTATTTGTTGTAGATTCTGAATCTTCTCCAGAATAATCATTCCAAGAAGTTATAATACTTCTATCTGCATCTGTTGTTAAACCATCAACCCATTCCCAAATATTGCCCCAAAAATCTTCAATTCCAAATAATTTTATATGAGCTTTATTATTTGAAGAGCCATAATTCATTCCAGTAGCAAAAGTAGAATTTGCTGATGTTAAATCACTTGCTGTAAAAACACCATCATCTGCGGCAACATTATATCCAGTAACATATGATAAGTTTGAAGTTGAATCATCTGTTACTCCTACGACACCTTGACCTAACGCTTCTTGTCCATTTCTATTTCCATATTTAATTAAATATAAACATTGAATAGCTTTTAATTGAGCATATGTAGATTGTTGATAATGATCTCCATTATTTTGAGCATAAGTTCTAAATTCTCCAATATTTTTATTTGAAGTTGGTTGATGTCCGGGAAGACTTCTTAATTTATTGTCTCCATCTACATATCCTTTAAAAGCTCCATGATAAAATCTATCTAAATCGCCCCATGATTCTCTACTAAAAGCATCATAACTCCAAACTCCACCTTCTGTTTGAGTTTCTAAAGTGTTCATATCAATACCTGAATATTCTTTATTAGTAACAGAAATATATAAATAATGATCTTCTCTATAAATTTTATATGCGAAACGACGGAATTCTATCATAACATCTCCGTCTTCTCCAGTTAAATCAGCGTTATCTGTAGAACCATATTTTTTAGTAAAATCATTAGGATTTAAATAATATTCAACTTTACCATTTTTAAACATACAAGGTCTAATATCTTCAAAAATCGGCATAGTATCCCAATCAGCAGAACCTTTTGTCATTTCAGCAGCATCATCTAAATATGTACAAGCAGTTAAAGGATTGCTGTTATTTTCATCTATTCTTAAAGTATAAGTTAATAATGTAGTATATCGAGCATCTATATCATAAGCTCGAGCTTCCATTACTGAAACATTTCTATCACTTTTTACTCTTGGGTCATCATAAGTAATATTATATAATCCAAATCTATCCACTGGTAAATTAATAAAACCACTGGAAGAAGAGCTTCCTTGTACTGAATAATCAGTATCTTTTAAAGTAGCAGTTGCTACTATTCCTTGATGGGCCGGAGTAATTTGAATTTGAATTGTTGCTTTCATTGCCCTATATACAAAAGACGTAGTTGCTATCTGATTATTCATTGTCCCTTGCGGCGCTGTTGGTGCTTGAGGGATTCCTGTTAATATAGGAGAGTTTAAATCAGCTTTAGTATCTACGATATCTTGTATTTCCTCCTTATCATAATAATTATTTAATTCATCAGGTTGAACGGCAGTATTTGCTTTGCCTAATAAAGAATCTACACTCTCTCCAGTGTATGATAATTTAAAATCAGCCATTTTTTATTTTCCTCCTTTATTATGTTGTGACTACTGGAACTTGTAAATTATAATTATCATCTGATACTAATTGTTTTGAATCAGATGAAATTAATAAATATTCATAATTCCATTCTCCTTCATCATTTTGAAGATATAAACCTATTCGATATTGACCATCGCCATCTTTAAAAGAATTTGAATTAATAGTGAAAGTAAAATTAGTATTAGCATTTCTATCTGCTAATTCATATAACTTTATTCCAGTAGGAGAGGAGCCTTGTATATCAACTAAAATATCATTTATAAATCCATAATCTTTACCATCTTTTACTGCGGTGGCATAAAATTTTTGGAAATGAACGGAAGAAGAAAAAGTGATTGATATATTAGAACAGTCTACTGTTTTACCAGTATTATCAACGTAGGTTTTACCTGATAATTTTTGATATATATTATTAGTGCCCCAATTAATATTATAAGTTAAAATAGGTTGAGCCATTCCTTTTCCTCCTCATATAAAAAATTGGGGGAAATTATTTCCCCCAAAAAAAAATAGTTATTATCAAGTTAATACGTGTACAGCAGACCATGTACCAGCGAGATCCTTACCGTAAACGATAATTTCATAAACACCATCAGTATCATTGACAGCAGATGTAGCTGCGAAGTCAGCACCCATAATAATAGATGTTATATCTGTATCAGCAGCAGTAGAACCACCGCTCATGTTCTGAGAACCACCAGTTGTACCGATTGCTATTGCATCAGCAGCTTGTTGACCAACTTCATTGACACAAACTTTGAATGCTTGAAGATCTTCATTAGCACTCCAAGTAAATGTAACCATATCGTTATACTTACCACTAATTTCAGAAGCATCAACAGCTGAACGTCTAATTGTATGTTGTTTAGAAATGATACTATAATCAGGAGTTGCTACAGTAATTACAGGAGGAGCACTATCATAAATTGTAGAAGCACTAACTGGTGAAGATGTGTTACCTGCGGCATCCTTGAAAACTACGTAAATAGTCTTTGTACCATCAGTTGTTGTATCAAGGGTTCCTGCGATAGCTTTATAGCTTACGCCAGCATCAGGAGCATAATCTACGAATTCACTCATTGCGCCTGTGAAGTCACCATATAACTTATATTGTACAGGTGTAGGAGCAGTTTCATCTGTAGGAGCGATATGAGCAACAAATCCACCAACATTTACATGAGCTGGAAGTGTTGTAGCATCATCACTCTTCCAAAGTGTGATTGTACCAGTAGGTTCGTCTTGGTCGAGGTTGATTGTATTAGAAACAAACGCGCCTCCGATATTACCAGCAACATCCTTTAACTTAACGCTAACAGTATAAGCACCATCAACTGCGGTAAGTGTTAAGGATTTAGAAGCTGCGAAATCTTCCCATACTGAAGGTTCAACAGTACCAGTCTCCCAAACTTTCATTTTGTCAAGACCAGAAATGGCAAGATCATTCTTAGCATCAGAAGCGTTAATAGTTACAGTGATAGAAGCTGTGTTAGTATATTGAGGACCACTAACTGTTGCTGTTGGAGCAGTTATGTCAACTACAAATTCAGTACTATCAACAGCAGTCATAATGTTATTTACGCTATCCTTTAATACTAAGTGAGCAACGTGAGAACCTTCAGCTACGTTTGTGAATGTGTAAGTACCAGCTGAGAAGTTCTCAAATGTAGCAGGCATACCTGCATCAAGGAATACCTTCATTCCATCAAGAACAGCACCACCAGTATCAGAACCAGCAACAGTAACTGTTACAGTTTGAGTACCATAAATAGCATCAGCTGTAATTGTTCCAGTAGGAGCAGTTAAGTCAACTGTTACTGTCTGAGCAGTAGATGTTCCAGTGTTACCTGCGATATCAGTTACTTCTGCTGTGAAGCTCTTTGTGCCTTGACCTGCGGAAATAGCAACCATTTCAGCTTCGGTAATATCAATATCATTACCATCATATGTACCAGACTTAATAACTGTGCTACCAAGTTTGATTTCATATGTCATACCCTGAGCGCTGTTTGTATCAGTTGCTGTTAAGCTGAATGTAGCTGTATCAAATCCACTCTGAGCAGAAATAACACTTGGGCTAACTGTAAGTGTTACATTAGGAGCAGTTGTATCAAGAGTAACTGTAAGACCTTCAGATTCTGTTACGTTACCAGCGATATCCTGAACCTTTACGTGGATAGTCTTAAGACCATCACCACTTGAAAGTGTTTGGCTGCCTACAAAATAACCAACGCCAGCTACTTCTGTTGCGTTAGAAATAGCAGTCCAATTAGTAGGTTCAGAATTTCCTTCCCAAACTTTGTAAGATACGATATCTGTATCTTCTGTGTTAATTCTTACACCATAAGATGAGTAATTTACAAACGCAGGAAGATTAACACTATCATCAGCTTTACGAAGAACTGGTGTAATATCAGCAGCTGTTGTATCAAGAACGATAACATCAGAAACCTGTGCTGAAGAGTTGTTTGCGAAGTCAATAGCAACTGCTGTTACAGTCTTATTTCCATCAGTGCCGTTCTGAGCTGCACCAGTAAAAGTAACTGTGAAATCTTTATATCCAGCAGTTCTATCAGCAGCATCCAAAGTATAAGTAATAGCTTCAGCTGCAGCAATATCGCCACCAAGAGTAATCTTTTCAACGCCAGAAGTAGCGTCTGTGAAAGAAACTCTAACAGTGTTTTCAGTTACGCGAGTATAACCATCACCATTGTTGATTGAAACTGCTGTTACTGTTGGAGCAACTGTATCATATACGAAACTTCCACTATCAACAACACTACTAATGTTACCAACTTCATCCATAAAAATTGCATGGAAATAATTAGTTCCTTGATTAGCAGGTGTTAATGTTTTGGAAACTGCATATGGTTCCCAAGTAATAGATGCAGGAGCAGTACCAGTAGCATTCTGATCTACCCATACATACATAAAGGAAGCGCCACTAGCAGAAATAGTTACTGTTGGGGCAACTTTATAATACGCTTGAAGACCACTAGCTGAACCCGAACTTGGAGCAGTAGTGTCTAAAGTCAGATTAAAATATTGAGACATAATATTATTTTCTCCTTTTCTTTAGTTTTTTATTCTTTAATCTATAATTCTTCTTCCTGATTCATAGAATATTAAGAACCAAGGTCTTTGTTGTGGTTCTTTTCTATCATATAATAAAATTCCATCCTCATATTTATAAGTATAAATTTTGCCATCTGTTTCCCAAGTTTTTTCTCTTAAATCTCCTTGGATAATTTTATCTATTCTATTAGGATGTCCTTCAATTAATCTTTTATCAAGAGGCATCATAAGCATAATAAAATACCTCCTTATTCATGAAGAATAATATAGATTCCAGACGGATTAATTGTTTCTAAATTATTATATTCTTCCATTGACCCAGACCAAATTTTACCTATAGTTTCATTTCTGGCTTGAATTGCTTGTGCCGCATAATTACCTGCGACAATGGCTGATTGACTAGCGCGCTGTTCAGCATCAGACATTTTTTCAAGCATATTATCTGTATAAGTATCTGTAATAGAAAGAGTTCCATCATCAGCTACTGTTAAGCCAATTCCAGGTTTAATAATGCCCGCCTTTTGTGCTGTGGCAATAGAATTTTTACATAATTCAATTTGAAGATTAAGGTAATTTATAATTTCCTCTAATCCTTCTATATCTAAATATTCTTTTACTTTAGCCATAAAATAATGTCAAACTCCTTTCTTTAGCGATTATCAGTTATTGAACTTCCATCACCAAGAATTTGAAGATCGCCATCAGTACCAACAAGTAAAGCACCAGAAGCAATGTTTAATGACATATTACCTGATTCTGGATAATTGGCTGATTTATCGTAAACTACGGCATATGGTCCAACAGTAACATTACTATCACCAACTTTACCTATGACCCCAGTAGTACCATTAGCAGTAATCTTAGCGCCATCGTTGATAACAACATTACCAGCACGCTGAACGATACCAGCACCAGTAGAAACGATTTCACCACCATTAATTGTCAAGGAACCTGCGTTTGGCCAATAAATAGCAGCTGCGATATATCCAGCAGATTGAATACGACCTTCAATAATACCATCATTAATTGTAACATTAGCAGATTGTCCTGCATTACCATTACCGCCAATAGCAAAATTATCAATACCAATTAAATGACCGCCGTTAATAACTGCTGATCCGCCGCCAGTAGTAAGAACAGGAACTTCTTGTGCTTTAATAATTCCATCATTTACGACAACTGATGATCCTACACCATTTACAGAAATAGCGCAATCAGTAGAGTCAATATCAGTACCATCAACGGTTAATGAACCACCATTAGCGATTACGACTGATCTAGCACCAGATACTTTACCGCCCTTAAGTGTTAATTTTCCCTGAACGACTAATGTTTGAGCATTTTCACCTGATAACTCCTTGTCATTTAAGTTAAGTGTAACAGTCTTGCCGGCCGGAATAAAAAGAACGGTTTCAGTAGTAAGGTCTTCGGCAAGAGCAATTTCAACTTCTGCCTAATCATTTGCAAGCATATCTTTAATTCCAGCTTCATCTTTAACAACTGAAAATTTTCCTCCGTAAAGAATACTTCTTATTGTTTCTTCTGGAATTGACTTGATATTTTCATTAAGAGCATATGGCTCAAGATCTATAAAAGCACCAAGATTATCCCATTCTATGCCAGTCCATCCAAAATTCATTCCAGTATCTTCTACGTTATAAACATCACCAATTTCTGGATTTTGAATATTAACAAGAGCTGCTTCATTAGCGACTGAACCTTTAAAATGATATGTAGTTGCTACTTGTTGTTTTAAGACAGTAATTTCATCATCAAATTCTTCTCTTAAATTTTCTATTTCTTCTTTTGAAGTATAATTATTTTGAATTTCATTTTTTGTTACAAAATTAGAAGATTGTGTTTTATCAATTTTTAAATTAAGTCCATTATTAATATAATTTAATAATATTCTAACACCATCTTCATCTAAATAAATTTTATTAACTTCAGCCATTATTTAATCCCTCCGCAATTATTTCATTAAGTCTTTCGACAGAAATACTTTCTACTTCTGGTTTTATAATTAAATCTCCTTCAATTGGCATTCCATTAATAGTAGGTTTATTTGTTAAGTCATCGTAATTAATAGAAGGTTGCGCTGAAATATTTGTATCTATTTCACCAATAAACCAATTTCCATTTTCTCCAATATGAGGAGATATACCATTTTCGCCACGGAGACTTTCAAGCCATTCGACTTCTGTTCCAACAAAACCATTATTAACAGCAATCTAATAAGCAGAATCACCATCACGACCGTTTCCACTATTATTATTATTATGCTTTGGAATCCAATTACCCTTACTATTAAGAATAAATTCTTCACCTGAAGTTAAAATAGTTGCTGTACTTCCTGGAGCACATCCATTACAAGGAAGATTTTCTTTATCTTCTGGAGTATCACATATGAAGTCTTGTATTCCATAAGTAATTTTTCCTTGATTAGAAACGATAGAAATCATTTACGAAATACCTCCTTTATTTTCATTCTCGTATAAATATAAAAACTATTTTATATTGTTTTACTAACTTTGCCCTAATTTTATTCAAAATTTTGAAGAGTCATTTTTGATTTTGGGTTGTCGGAGGTGCCGCCCCTGGCCGGCCGTGCGAATTGCTTTTCCGAACGGAAAAAAAATGAATAAAAAAATAGCCCCTATAAATCTCATAATCTGCTATCTTAAGCCCTCCACTGGCGGTTACATTTATTGCCCCAGTGCGTCAACACCTCCAAGGGAAGCAGAATATTTGATTTATAAAGACTATTTTTTCGGTCATCCCAGAAACCATTATCTCTTCTTTAAAACCGGACTTACTTCCTAAGTCCTAGGATGCCATGTGCTTATTTAGGTGAGAGAAACCTTTTTGTAATATAGTAATTTTGTAGAGTAAGCTACAAGAAAGTTTCGGACTTTCAACCGCCAGAATAGTGTGAGTATATCTCCAAAGTTCCACGGAACACTCTTTAAACGATGGCGCCGCTTTATTCAAGCAACATCCTAATCTGGATTTAATCATATGCGCTATATAGTTTCTATGTATATAGCGAGCTGGGGTAGATGGAATCGGACCATCCCGGCGGGAGTTTGCACAAACTCTCCCATGAATTAAATCTTTAGCCAATCTTCATCAGATATTTTTTTGATGTCATCTTTTTTGCGAGGAAGAGAATAACTATCACACCATTTCCTAATAGCATTATCAGTTCTTCCATATAATTCTCCTATTTTTGTGAAAGGTAATTCTCTAATTAATTTTTTTAATTCTTCACGAGTTGGTTTATCCTCAGGATGAATAGATTTTTTATAACAATCCCAACATTTTATTGCTTGTGAAGTTATTGGTTTTCCACATTCGATGCATTTATTAACTTTTTCAAGCATTTTTTCTTTTCTTTTAGGAGACTCTATTGTAATATAATTATCTAATATAGATTCATCAATCATTCCTAGAATTTTATCTATTTCATAATCTTTGCCATATATAGCATTTAGATTATTACTTGAATAAGTATCAGGTTCTCCTAATCGAATAAATTTATTTTTATTAGTTTCAGTACATAATTCAATAGGAATTAAATATCCTTTATTTTCCCAATGAGTATAAAAGAAATCAATTTGACCTATATAATTATGAAATTCACTTTGATTCCAATTATGAGTTACTACAGTAAAAGAAATTCTATTATTAGTTTCTGGATGAGCAGTTTTACACTGAATCCTATATAATTTATCTTTTATTTCTGCAATAAAATCATAACGACTTGATGGATTTGTTGGCTGTGATAAAACTATTCCCCTTTCGCAAAACTGCATCTGACACCAAAGTTCTGTTAACTGACCTAACTGATTTGAAATATTCATTTCGCGTTTCAGCAAAGTCCCGTGCCCTACCACTAGGCTATACCCCATTATAACAAGACACTTTCAAAAATATTGATCTACCATTTGATCTACATTTGCTATTGGCGCAAAAGATGGGAATCGAACCCACAACACTTATCTTGAAAGATAAAATTGCTGTTTGTGTCTTAAACGGCTTTGGTAGGAGTCGAACCATACACCTCCCAAAAACAACTGGGCGTACTTCCGGTTTAAACATATACTACAAAGCCAAAATACTAAACACTATATAACTCACCGGCCGCGCTGCCGTTGCGCCACGTCCCCATGAATGGGGACGACAAGACTCGAACTTGTAACCTGCTGGTCCCATGAGAGTAATTGCTGTTAGTGTTTAAATCGGAGTGGCGAGATTCGAACTCGCGGCCTCGTGATCATCCAGTTGGAAGTGCTGGCCTTCCTTTACACTTTATGTATAAAATAACCGTATAACTGGCCCAAATCACGCGCTCTAGCCAAACTGAGCCACACCCCGATAACAAGGGACTTCTATTGTGGGAAAAATCGGAATTGAACCGATATCTTAAACTTAAAAGGTTTATGCCTGAACCATTAGGCTATTTTCTCTATTAGAAAGAATTTTGCTGTATGTCCCTTTATCTTATAAATATATTATATCATATTTTTTTTTGAAAATCAAGTTAAATCATATATTTTTGAACGAAACTTCTATCAATTTTCTTGAAGATAATTTTCTTTGGAGCAAGTGCTTGCTTTGCTAAAGCAATAAGTTTCTTTTGCTCTTCGGCATCTTCAATATCATAATAATAATCTTCATCTATCAGTTGATCTATATTAATCAAATCAACTGGATAAGTCATCTCACCGTTCTCTGTAATGATATGAGATGGATTAATTGTAAACCAAACACTACTCGGCAAATTAGTATTTTTGCTAAAGCCCCAAGCACGAAGACACTCTTCTCTATCACTAAATACATCAAGTCTATATGCCGGAGCCTTAAATTCCATACCATTCACTGCGATATAAACAATATCAAAATCAGTATCAGTTCTGGCGATATTCAAATCGGCAAGTGTTTCGGCAAGTGTATAACCTTGATTAAGTTCAAAAGTAATTGCTCTCAAATAATCATAAGTCATGTATATAGAATTGGCAAGAGTTACGATATTTTCAATTTCATCCCAATATTCAGGATTCAAATTATCAATCATATATTCTCTTACTTCTTCTGCTTTTGGAGGAAGAATTTCAAAATGATAATGAAATCTACCTGGCCTATCCAAAAGGTAAGCGTTAAGTTTTCTGACTTCATTACAAGTGATAATAAAAAGTTTCTTTCCACCATCAATGCCGTCAAATAAACTCAACATTTCTTCCTGCGGTTCGTGATGGTCATCATCCTGTCTAAAAGTCTTTTCAAACTCATCAAAAAGAACAACACATTCCTGTTCGATTGAAGCAAGGAAATCATCAATGCCGGGGATATAATCACTCACTACGACTACTGGATAACCAAGTGCCCCAGCTTTTTCGGCAAGAACTCTCATAAACATTGACTTGCCAATTCCTTTTTGTCCGCTAAGAATAAGACCAAAATTACGATCTGCTAACTGAAAAGATTTCAAAACTTTATCTACTTTTTCAGCATGATTACCGTAGACTTTCTCAGTTACTTTGAAATCATTCCTTGTTTTTAGAAAAAATCCAGTCATTTTATTGAACCCAACTTCATAGGCTCCTACTGGAAGTTCGCTATATGTTTTGACACTATCATCATAAATCATATACATACTGCCGCTTTGAACTATATTCATCTAATTTCTCCTTTCTTATACTTCTTGAATAGAAAGAGAATCTATTTTACTAAGTGGTATATAATATTCAATAGGTGGGAAATCATCAATTTTCATCCAAAATAAAGGAACACCAGTCTCTTTATTCCAACCATATTCTAATGCTATATATGTAGTTGTTTTTTCACCTTGTTCTATTGATATTGAATAATACCTATAATATTTTCCCTTCTTTGTATACATTTTTCTCTCCTTCTTATTTAACAAATGGGAATGAGAAGAATTGAACTTCTATGACCGCGTTATCAGCACGGCATACTCACCATTGTATTACATTCCCAAAAACACTCCGAGAGGGAATCGAACCCCCATTTCACAGTTACGTGCTATATTCTTACTTTTCTAACTCCTTTTCAAGAATTTTTTCAATTTCATAATCAGAAGCCCAACACATAGTTTTTATAGGAGTTTTAGCTTCAAACCGTAAAGTTTTACTATCACTACATTGATTTACAGGAACTAAATAACCTTGTCCTTCCCAGCAGGTATAAAAATAATCTATTTCATCTTTTGTATAAGAAACTCTATTTGTTCTGCCGGTTTTAGCATTTCTTGTAGATTGACAAGAAAACATTATAGCTTTTCCAACGGTATCTGCTAAATGACTTGTTTTACATTGGACTTTTATAAATTTAGTTCCTAAATCAATAACAAAATCATATCTACAAGGTCTTATAGGTTGATTTACAATAAATCCCAATTTAGAAAAATCTATTTGACACTATAGTTCTGTAATTAGTCCTTTTGTAATCGTATCCATATTTTTTCAAAGTAAGTTATAATACGTATTCGTGTGGTTTATCCATTATCCTACCGGAGTATAAGGGAAATCTGCGCCAACAGATTCCCCCAGGGCCGTAATATAATTGGCGTTATATACGGTTTTCGTGTTTATCGGGAAAACACCGACTTAATTTCATCCCCAGTGGAATGATTTTAAGCCAAACCCGCACGCGCGTACCTCTCAACTCGTATTCTACCTCGCCTACTATGTAGGGCGTGTCCTACCCTTCGTACTAATATAGACGTTTTTGAGAGAGCGTTCCCGAGAGGACTCGAACCTCTAATCCCAGACTTAGAAGGACTGTGCCTTATCCCTTAGGCTACGGGAACAGCTTCATATATGATATTTATGAAAATCGTATTGCCACTCTTTATTATCTTTTGGGCCATCGGCATAAAATAACTCTTCGTCATTTACTTTTTCCGAATAGACAGTAATTGTATCTTTTCCATATAAATATTCAAATTTAGAATAAGTCCGACTTTTACAATTCATAAGCGCAGGATCGGAAAGGATTTCTTCATATAATTGCTGAGTAATCATTGATTCATGCACTTTACTATCAGTAACAATTCTGAAAAGATATTTTACCTGAACGTTTTCTTTTTCATTAGTTGGCGGCATAATTACCATTGCCATATATAAAGTCTCAGGAACTAATTCAAATTCTACTTCTTGTAAGCTGCGATAAAAATTCTGCGGCACTTCTTTCAAATACATTAACATCTCATTTTCCTCCTTATGCTATATATTTATATCCATAATGAGTAAGCAAGTGTTCTATATTATGTCTTCCTACTGGATTCATTGAATGGATTGAGAAAGCACCAATTTCAATGCCCTTTTCTACAATAAACTTAGCGAAATCATACCCTGTCTTCTCCTGCCCTAAGTCGTGGTCAAAACTTATATATAAGTCTTCATACCGCATATCCTCATTGAAATTAGCAAGGTAAAAGATAGCATCTTGATATGTTTTTGCTACATAGTAAGTATCAACTATTTTACAAAAATTCTTAGATGGCTTTCTCTCATCATCAAGCCATAAACCATATTTGAATTGAGCCATTTTCTTTTACCCCTTTCTCATTTACTATATATATTATAACATTTTTTTTATAAAAAATCAACCAAAAACTTCTTCTTCATCTTCATTATTTTCAGTATCATTTTCTTCTTCTTCATCCTCAGTTTCTTCTTCTTCATCTGAGTATGAAATTTCTTCTCCTGCTAAAGAATCTTCTTCGTCTACCTCTTCTTCAAGATCTGATTCATCATTGATATATTCAATGTCATCATCATCTATATTTAATTCTTCATTATCATTATTATTATAATCTTCTTCTTCTTCGTTTTCTTCTTCGGTCCAATAACGTCTCGCACCAGCAGGTGTTCTGTAATCAACGTCACTAATTCTGATTCCATTCTCAGGATTACTTGCGTGAGTTACTGTGCCGTCGCCGTTATAAATGGTAACGTGACCAATACGACCTTCATCATTATAATAATAAAGAATATCCCCTGCTTGTATATCATCTAAATCTACTTCTTCTCCGCCTTCTGCTTGTTCGGCAGCAGTTCTTCCAATACTAATTCCCATATCAGAAAATACTGCCTGAGTAAATCCAGAGCAGTCAGCACCATTTGTTAGAGATTCCCCTCCCCAAACATATGGATTACCTACAAATTGTTGAGCGTATTTTACAATGGAAGAACCAGTTGTATCTCCAGAAGTAGTAGTGGTATGTCTGACTGTTTCGCCAGTTTCTTCATCTTCTTCTTCGTAATAATAAACTGTTTCATCTGCTTCTTCATCATAGTAATAATACACTTCGGGCACTTCTTCATCTTCATCATAATAATAAGATGAATCATAGTATGCTTCTTCTGGAATATCTTCTTCGTCTTCATTATAATAATAACTGTAATTATAATTATCATCATAGTCATCACTATAACTGTAATTATAAAGACTGTCATCTCCGTTATTATAACTCTCATTTGAGTCATAAACATGATATTCAAAATCATAGGCGTTTATCCAACCATAAGAATCAAGAGTAATACAAACCTTTGCCCAATCACCTTTCTTTTCTACGACTTCAATTTCTTGTCCGCCATAGACTTTATCAAAGGTGCGAGATTCTTTATTTGGTTCTGCATGAACTTCTAATTCTTTCGGCCAGATATACGCCGTTACATAATCAGCATATATAGGTGTTGTAAGAGATAGTGTAAATATAAATGATATTATAGTAATTAGTTTCTTCATCTTAACCTCCTTGTTTAAGGGAGGGCAGGTAATTGACTAATTGACTGGGTAAGGTGGCCGGTGGGACTCGAACCCGCGAACTCCGGTTCCACAGACCGGCGTGTTAACCAACTACACTACGGCCACCAAAATTGAGAAAAGAAAGGGCGCTATAAAAACGCCCCATTAATGATTTAAATTATTAGTGATTTTATATATGTATCCCATATAAAATCACCGAGGGGGGTTAGGGCCATTCTCCTAAGGGCTTCCCCAGCTTGCCAACTTCAACATCAGTACAATAAGCGACACCGCCACCGTTTATACTTTCAAAATCTTCAAAAAGCTCTGCGGCAAGATCCTGATATAGTGTACTGATTACGCCGTGAGGGTCATTCAAATTATCATTGAAGAACTGAACTACGCAATTCTTGAATACTACATAGGTAAGAGGGATAAACCAATAACCATCTGCGGCAGGGCAAACACTGTAAGCATAAACCGGACTCTTCTCAAACAAAGTATCAAACAGTTCCTTGGCAGAAGTGAAAGCACGATTTGAGAACGGGCCATCAACACTAATTTTAAGAGTTACATTGCCAAACTTCTTCTCTTCTGGAAGAACCTTTGTAAGAGCAGTTGCCTTGTCTCCGTTATTAGTAGAAATTACTACTGAAGGGCCATCACCTTTTGTATTAAAATCTACATTAAGGGCAATCTGTGGGTCAGCATCAAAAAGTGCTGTAAGTTTATTCACATAAGTTACCCAAGGTGAGGAAATTTTAAGTCTTACTTCATTACTCATTTTTTTTGTTTCTCCTTTAACTCTTTTTTATTTTCCTTTTGGAAGAAACGCGGAGAAAGGGACTCGAACCCTTGCGACGCTAATGCGCCCTAAGAGATTAGCAATCTCTCCTCTTCACCACTTGAGTATCTCCGCTTATAAAAAAACCACAGACAAGAAAACCAACTTTGAGGAATGATGTAAGTCTCAAGCCTAGAGGGTAAAGAAATCTGTGGGAATATTCTTATCATTACTAAGAAAAATTATGATATGAAAAAAGGATGCCAACCCAGAGCCTGCCCTGGCGTTATAAAAAGGGAAGGAAACAAAACAAACAAAAGAAAGAGAGATGAGGGCAGGATTTCCTTCGTTGGGTCTTTATCTCATTATCATAAGAAATGGCTTGTCTTGGTTCTGCCCCAAGCTCCCTGGTTCTTCAGACCAGTGCTTTCACTAGATTAGCTTACAAGCCGAGTGCAAGAGTCCCAGATATAACTCTTGCTGAAAGTTTTCTATCGGTAGTAACTTTCAAAATCTACGGGGCAGTACTTTTTGTTCAGAATCTCGTTAAAGTATCTCCAGAACAAAAATCATCCGTCATAAAAAATTGAGCAAACCTCTGAGCGATTATCTGAGTTATCTGGCTCCTACAGATAACCTTTTCTCATACTACCCCTGGAGGGATTTGAACCCCCAAATTTTACATCCTAAGTGTAACGCCTATTCCTGTTCGGCTACAAGGGTATTTTTATTTTTCCATAAACTCTTTTACTTCATCTAAAAACTTGTCTACGTTAGGATGTTGTTCAACTTCCATAGTTAAGATTTGTGTCAAATCAAGACTAAATAATCCCATAATAGATTTTCCATCAACAACATATCTACCAGAAAGTATATATATAGGAAAATCATAATTGTTACAAATACAACTAAATCTTTTTACTTTGTCAATAGAATTTATACTGATACGATAAAGCATTTTGTCCTCCTCTCTTAATTTTCAATCAATACACATTTGGAGTCTGTCAACTCCAATTTCTTGAATGGTGACAAAATTATTATGCTGTATGTGTATTAAGTGGGCCGTGATGGAGTTGCACCACCCGAGTCCGAAGACAGCAGATTTAATCTTGATCCGAGATTTGAACTCGGTATTGATATGTTTGAAATCCTTGATTATTTTTTTGTTGGTTCAAAACGAAGTGAAATTTGTTTTTTATTTCCTGCTAAAAGTAAATCTTTCACAGGAATATTCCACATATTATATTCATTATCAACACAAAATAAATAATCAAGCTCAGGATGATTAAGAATAGAATCATAAACTTCACCTTTAGTTCCACCAGTAGAAACTAAATAAATTTCTTTATCTTTTGTTGCTGTTGCTTTACACTGGACGGTGTAAAACTTACTATCTTTCTCAATCACCAAATCATACCACTGAGTGTCATTCATCGGGATGGATATTGTATAACCTTTAACTGTAAAATAGTTAATTGCCATACTCAGTCCTAACCTTCCCAATGTTTTACGGTTAATTTCTGTCATATCAAATCTCCTATTCAAGCCAGTCTGCCCCGCTACTACTTACGGAATAACAACCCGTGTGGGTGGATTGGACTCTACCGTCCTAGGGCTACCACCAGTCACCCAGGCTTTTCCTCGCAAGCAAAAACCCCAAACGCAAAACCTAATCAACGCGCTTACAATTAGACTCGACCTTGGCCTTCGGTCTCCTGTTCTTTCACCATCAAGAACAGTGAAGCCGTTTGATATTGCTTGGTAGCTAATCAAGCGAATATCTAACTGACGGGGCGAGGATTCGAACCTCGGAATGCTGGGATATGAACCCAGTGTCTTAGACCACTTGACGACCCCGCTATGAGTGTCAGATATACTCAAATTTATCATACATCTGACGATATTCTTTAACATGATTATGAGTTACAGTTCCAATAAGAGCTTCTTTATCGTGTTCTTCTTTGATATAAATACGAGCTGTATCACTCGTTATTGCTTGCCTACCTTTCGGGCGCGTTAATAATTTAGCACAATTTTCAATTCGTTTTGAATCAGTAGTGTTTAATTCCATTCTTCCACCCGCGGCAACTACTACAAAAATAGGTTTGCCATTTTCAAACACAGGTTTTGTTTTAGAAATATTACCAAACCATTTCACCGAATATTCTTCATATACATCAGAAACAATCAAATGAGTTTTTAGCATTACTTCTGACATTTTATTTTATCCTCTTCAATCAAAGATGAAAAGAAATCAAGTATTTCATCATTCATTTCTCTGGTGATTTTTGTTTCGCCCTGCGGCACATGCTTTGTCATATGATTAGGATTGTGTTCTTTCCAACAGGATAAAGAATGTTTAGCAATTTTCTCAGGATCTTCAAAACTTCTGTTACAAGTAGGACAAATATACATATCATTTTTCCTTTCATTTGATATATATATTATATCAAAATTTTTTATAAAAATCAAATTACCGGTCTTTCACCGGTGGTTTTTAGTAGTTCCCTTCTACAATCAAACAGGTTTTACTTCTCTGTTCCGAAGTTAGAAAGAGAGGGTTTCTGTCGGGAGTGCAGTTTCAATCACTCGCATCCTTGATGGGTTCAACGACTCGTAACTGGGGTAGCTTACGCGGATTTGTATAGTCGTTTGGCACTAGGACTTTCACCTTGTTAAGTTACGTTCTCAATACTATACTTACCGCCGCCCACTGTGGTGTCTCCCCACTGCTTCCCATCGTACAGGCTTTATTTTCTTCTCCGGCTTTTAATGCTTGCCTACCGACAAATTATGCGGGTAAGGATTTGCACCTTACATGATTGAAATTTCTCGCCTTACTTAGCTTATTGCAAATCACATAAGTAAGGAATCATCTTACGCAATATACGTCTACCTATTCCGCCACCGCATACAGTCTTACCGATTCGAACGGCTCCTATCCTTTTCAGGGGATCGCTGCTATCCTCTACACCACAACTATAAATAGCCCGTGCGAGAATCGAACTCGCGTCTCCGGCTTGAAGGGCCAGTGTCACTTACCGCTAGACTAACGGGCCAAATATGCCAGTTTAAAACTGGCAGATCTTTTTGATGTCTAAAATAAGGAAAAAAGATCTAAAACCTCATAGTCCATCACTTTATTTTACCCAGGAGGATTGGACGGCCTCCTGTATATAGCGCTCGCGGTTGGACTTGCACCAACTTCCTCATAGCAGTATCCTCAATTAAGGCGCCCTCTTATTTGGACTTACTATGAGCGGGTTACTCATACTCCGCACACGGCATATATAATGCCGATTTTGTTTTGGGAGATTCGGCAAACTCCTCATCTATATTAGCCCAATGGACTGTACCTCACTTTCGTAAGATTTTTACTGATTCATATTGTAAGATTCAACAGTTACAGTTCCAAACCGCTCTTTGATGAACTCAACATCCTTATAGGATCTCACAAAGGTCATATGGCGTCTCTTGTCATCATCTACGTAATAAACAACATACATCATAGGCTTTTCTCCTTTTCTTTATGAGTTCTTTATTTATCTTACATATATATTATATCAAAAATTTTTATAAAAATCAAATCAAAGAACTTTTTAGTTCAGTACTTCTGGTAGGATTCGAACCTACAATTTTCTGGGTTTGAGCCAGTTGCGTCTGCCGGTTGCGCCACAGAAGCATAATGGTGATTATAGGACTTGAACCTATGGCCCCCTGCTTGTAAGGCAGATACTCTCCCAGCTGAGCTAAACCACCAGAAGAAAATGGAGTCGGAGGGACTCGAACCCTCTACCTCTTCCTTGCAAGGGAAGCGCTCTCCCAGGTGAGCTACGACCCCAAAAATAAGGAACCAATGCAGGCATCAGCCCCTCGGAAAACCTTGCGGTTTTTGATCCAAAATGCCCGATATTGCGAACTTGGCTCGGGCAGGCCGACTCATTTAATTTCTCCTCTTCCTTTTGGAAGGGATCTGTCGCTGTGACGTAACAGCGAATCCCCTGGCTCATACGTCCTAACGGGCGGGTCCACCCAAATAAAAGCATTACTGCTTCACGGGACGGCAGGGATTCGAACCCCGATAGTCAGGTTAACAGCCTGAAGTCCTCACCGTTGGACGACCGCCCCAGATCTGGTAAGTTGAGTTTAACGTCCCAGGCACTTACCAAGCCACTGGACCAATGACTCCTGCCAGATTCGAACTGACGACTCCAGCTTGAGGGACTGGTGACTTCAACCACTTGTCGAAGGAGCCTTTTTATTTCTCAAATTTATAATATTTTTACTTCCTGTTGTAGGTAGCTATTGATTACAATTAGGACAAACCCATCTAAGATTTTCTAATCTATCATCATTATTTATTCCATTTATATGATCCAAAATCAAAGTTAATGGTTTATCATTCCATATAGGGAGCTATCCACAAATAGAACATTTATAAGGAACATATTCTCCATTTATAAAATATTTTCTGAGAGTTTTTTGATGAGCTGTTGAGCCTTTAATAAAAATATTTTCTGGAGTTCTCTAAACTTTATCTTCTGATTTTTTAGATAAAACAAAATGATCTGTAGATAATTGTAATTTTTCAATACGCTCTTTTATTTTTGAATAAGTAGAGCTACTCTTTGTAAGATACCCACATTTTTTTAGAACATCGGCATAAGAAAGACTTTTCTAAACGAACTAAGAAAATTCTTCATCTGAAAACTAATCAACTTTAGCCATTTTTTTTCCTTTCTTTATCTTATATATATATTATATCAAAATTTTTTTAAAAAATCAAATTAAGTGCTTTTGGCAGGGGCAGTTGCGTTTCCGGTATTTACACTCATAACAAACAGTATCTAAACAGCTGTTTTTAGACTTATAAGTTATTTAGCAGGCTTCTACTGCGCCCCCCAGAAACACTTAATTTGATTTTTATATCAGGGGGCTTTATACTGCCCCCACGGTATCAAGTTCCTTTCTGTTCTCATCAGTGAGGAAAAACTGAAAGCTATCTCTTACATTCTGTCTCCGAAATTCAACTTCGGTCATATCATAATATTCTTCGCAAGTTTCATAAAGGTCAAAATCATCAAACATAATTTTTTCTCCTTTCTTAACTTTCTATAAATATTATAACATATTTTTTTTAAAAAATCAAGTTAGTCAATTAGTGAATCGGCAATCCATCCGCCCGTATCCAACAGACGCCAATTATAGCCATCTCTTAGAACAGTGCTTACTTCTGTGCCGTAGTCGTTTTCAAAAGTATAAACGGGGTCACCATTATATACTTTATAAGCAACGTCAAAACCAAATCCGGGGCCGTATCTTACATTAGCGTAATTTACAGTCTCATTATAAACATACCGCTTTTTTCCGCCCCATACATTTTCAAGGGCTTCATCACTCAACTTATAGACCTGCTCCATATTTTTATCTCCTTTTTCTCTTTTGGAAAAAACAGAAAAGTTACTTTCCGCGAGGTCGGTTACATTTTATACCGTTTTACTACATCTAACATAGTTAGGACTTATTGTTTCCTACCCTCTCGCTAGGCTTCCATTCGCTTTTCTGTTGAGCGATCCCGACGGGTGCTGCCCCCGCTATCCCGTGCGTGACAGGCACGTGACTCTGCTGACCGTCCCCAGGACCAAAACCAGTTTCCCTCGTAAGGCGGCACTGGAAAACCGACTGTACAGTTTGAATTCTTTCAGTAATAACCCGCCTAAAGAACTCACAAAGTTTGGGGATAGTATTAGTCTTGTCGGTTCCTTGTTGAACTCGGGTGGCTTAACTATCATCGTCATTCCAAAGTCAGAGGAGCAGTTTTAGGTCGCACTCCACATCAGACCTTATTTACGAGGAGCGTTGCTTCTCCCCGCCTATCTCCAAAAGATAGGATAAATACGCCGCCTGGGACTCGAACCCAGCATCTTAGGTTTATAAGACCTCTGCATAAAACCAACTATGCTAGCGGCGCTCACTCCTTTTTCTCTTTCTTATACTCTTGGAATTTTAAGCAACCCTCAATCCATTCTTCATCCGTCGGGTCGCACCTTTGAGAACCACACATTTGGCAATTCTCTTTTATAAAATCATAATTTTCTATCATATAATTCTCCTAAAATAAAAATTGCTTACTATTACACTTAATGGCGGCGTCGAAGCAAGACCGAACCAGAATGCGCCATGCGGGATTCGAACCCACGACTCCGAAATTAAAAGTTTCGTACTCTGCCAACTGAGTTAATGGCGCTAATTTTTCTGAGATTTTTCACTCGACATAAAATCAACTCCTTTTATAAATATTATAACAAAAATTTTTTAAAAAATCAAGACCATAACGGGGTTTTTAGTTTTTATAGGAGTTACAAAATTCTCCCGCTCATTAAATCTACTCCGTTGAGGTTTAGTCAATCCTTAACTAATCATCTTGTATGTAAATTGCTGAAATGGTCTTTAAAGCGGCTGTTATTCACAGCCAATAATTTTTTCAATTCGATAAGTAATACCAAGGCCGACAATCATTACCAGAGCATCTACTCCAAAAGCAACAAGATTTTTTACAATTTTGACTGCAAATGGAATATGATATAAATAACACTCAATGCCTGTTTTGGCTCCCAGCATACCAATTCCGACAAACAAAACGATTGCCGCAATTCGTGCCCAAACATTTCTAGTACGTTTGAATACTAATCCGCATCCAAAACCTATAATCAAATTTGCTACAAACCAACTAATACTAAAACCATACGGAGAAAATAGAATACTTTCAAGTCCGCAACCAACGGCTCCTACAAAAGCACCCCATACTCCAAATAAGCTACAAGCTAATGTCAAAGCAACATATCCCAAATCGAGCGAAATTGCTCCAATAAACGGGATTTTCATCATAGCACTTAATACACAATAAAGTGCTGTTAATAAAGCGATACATGTAATTTTCTTTGTTGTCAGTTTACTCATTTTTTTACCTCCAATGATATTTTTGAGTAAACCAAAAACACCATGAAGGGTATTTTTGGTTGACAGTTTAACGACATAATTTGCGAAAATACAAACACTTGGTCGTGCTTTAAGGACAGCAAAACGAGAGCCGCCAGAGGGACTTGAACCCCCAACCCATTGATTTGATTCCTGGCTTAAACAAATCTCCTTTCCCAAATATATCCATAAGCAGTTTTTCTTTCGCCTTTTAATACTTGGCATATATGACTATTGTCACCATTAACTGCTTGAGCGGCTTCTTTAGCCGTTTCATAATCTGCTATTAGATTATGTTCTTTATCATATTGGAAGATTTTCATTTTTACTTTTGGTTCAGGTAAATTATTTATCAATCTATGTAAAGTTTGTTCTATCTCATAGTTTTCAATAAAGTAAGTATCTGCTTTATTAACTTTTTTTGTTTCAAAAGATAAAAGTCTTGATACTCCTTGACAATCATCAACTTTTATAAGATAACATTTATTATTCCAAAAAGTAGCAAAATAATCAATATCATTTACATCATATCTTTTAGTTTGAATACTATGAGAAGTATTTCCACCTTGAACTGAACGAGTAGCAAATTCTATTCCAGATTCAGTTTTATTTAGATGACAAGTTTTTACTTGAACTCTTATCAATTTTCCCTCTACATCAACTATCATATCATAACGGCAATCTTCACCTAAAGGAATAGATACATTATAACCAAGTTGAGTAAAAGTAGTTTGACATTGTAATTCTGTTATTAAGCCTTTTTGTTTATTTTCATTCATTTCTTTATAATTGTTACTCACCAAGAAACAAATCAATTGCGCTGCCATTGCGCTATGGCGGCAAAATGGCGGTCTTTATGTTCCGGCACCCACCATTCCCTTTTGACAAACTCTTACGCGGTTTGCTTACGTCACCGGTGAAGGTTTGATTTATCACAATATCGTTGGTTCTACAAACCCACAAACAATATCTACGCATTTGTGGCATCTTTTAGTTCTTATCGTAAACTAAGTGAGGAACAAATGTAAGCAATCTCTGAAAACGCCTTTTCAAATATTTTACTTCTTCATTATTAGTAATTGAGACTTTTACTCAAAGACTAATAACTTGAAAAGGAAGAAGTGAAATGTTTTTCTATTTCATTTCATATATATATTATATCAAAAATTTTTAAAAAAATCAAGTAAAAGATTTTTTAAATGTCGGCTATAATATCATACTTTTCACGAAGCCTGTTTTTAATATATTTGACCTCGGCAGGCCCCATAACAAGAAAGGTGTCATCAAGTTCTGCTTCTGTATCACCAGAAAGTGCCTTCTCGGCAAGATCATCGGCAAGTCTATCAAGTTCCGTCTGATAGCTGATGTATCCCAAAAAATCATTATTCATAATTTTTTATTTCCTTTCTTTATTGTATATATATTATATCAAAAATTTTTTAAAAAATCAAATTATGAAAATCTACTCTGACGGATTATATAATACTTTTTACCATTATTGTTTTCCTTTGTAGTGATTTCATCAAATATCATGTATCCTTTTTCCATAAATTCTTCTCTAACGGCCATCGGTATTTCATTATCATTTTTTATTATAAGTCCAAAAGTGTCAGTGAAAAAAATTGCCTGATACCAATTAAAGGCTCTTTTACTCAAGACCTCCTTCGCATCATTGTAATCAAATTTTACACAATATTCAGCAGAGCTAAATCTAACAGTAATCATATTTTTTCCCTCTCTTTTTATAAAAACTTTGTTTTCTTCATTTCATATATATATTATAACAAAATTTTTTATAAAAATCAATTTTCTATTTCTCTAATTTCAAATATAGGAAAACATTCACATTCAGGATGATATGGAGGTAAATCTGTGTCTTGAATTTCCATTATACATAAACCTTTTTGGAACTTATCATGGTATTCTTCACATAAAGGAGCGTCAAAACAATCATCATATCCATCTAAATTATCAATAGTAACATATATTTTATAACTTGGAAAATTTTCAACTAAAGTTTGTTTGATTAAATTATAGCAAAAATACTTATATTCAGTATTAGTCTATCTTTGTATTTCATAAGCAACTTTAATTTTTATATTAGGACTTAATGAATTATCCTAATAATCTTGAAGTTTTCTTTTCATTCGTTCTTCAATATCAATACCATCTCTATGATATGAAAGAGCTTTAAAATCACTAATAAAAGGTTCTAATGATGCTTCGACAGCATAATTATCCATTAACCATTTTTTAGTTAGCGCATAATTTTTTTCGTATCCTTCCCAATAAATACTTAAAACATCTTCTTCTGCCGTATCCCAATTGGCAAGCCTAATAGATTCACATATTTTAGATATAACCTTTTCGGCATATTCATTAGAAAGTTGCTATATATCTTTCAAATGTGCTATATAATTATCTTTTAACATAATCACACCTCAAATAAAAAATATTGGGTTGAATAGCCAAAACTATCCAACCCTATGAACTAATGACAAACCGGGACACAATGCCAGCAGCTTGCCACCAGTTTTCACACAACTAATGCTTCACGCAAGTAATTTGCCCGAGCAGGTGCTCGTAGCTTACTCAACGCTTTGCTTTCTATTTGCCGAATTCGTTCCTTAGAAACGCCATAGGTTCGGCCCACTTCTTCAAGTGTCATCATTTTATCACTTTTAAGACCAAATCTTTTAATTAAAATGTCCTTCTCTTTTTCAGATAATGTATCAAGGACTTCGGCAACGGCATCCTTATTCTCTTCTCGCAAGTAGGAAGTTTCCGGATCAAGAAAATATGTATCTTCTATCATATCGGCAAGAGTATCCTCTTCTTCTTCTCCTACTGGAATATCAAGACTGGATGCGTCATAATAATAAGAGCGAGCGGCGGAAACTTCCTCTTCATCTAAATCACATTTATTCGCAATTTCTTTGTCTGTTGGCTGTCTGTGAAGTTCCGCCAATAATTCTCGCTCTATTTTTTTAACTTTACTTATAGTCTCCGTCATATGGACGGGCACACGAATTATTCTACCCTGATTGGCAATCGCACGAGAAATAGATTGTCTTATCCACCAAGGGGCAAAAGTTGATAATCTATAACCTTTTGATAAATCATATTTATCAACGGCGTTCATTAAACCTAAATTTCCTTCTTGTATCAAATCTTCAAATGATAAACCGCAATTTTTATAATGTTTAACTATTGATACTACAAGACGTAAATTACTTTCAACAAGTTTTTGTTTTGCCGTTTCATCACCTTTTGATGCCAATTCGGCAAGTTCTTGCTCTTCTTCTAAGGTTAAAAGTTTTTTTGTGTTAATTTCTTTGAGATATTGTTTAATAAGATTAATCTCTTCTGCCATAAAATCTCCTCAAAAATTTAAGATGTAAAAATTACGCAATCCACATACTATTTACTGATAAAAAATCATTTACCTATAAAATAAATGAAAAAAGGAGAAATAAAATTGAGTAAAATTACCCAATGGCAATTTTACTCAAAGGCCCAAACGGGCCATCAAATCGGAGATATTTTTCTTTTCAGCTTCTGTGATTTCAGCGGCAGGAAGACTTGGAGCTTCTCTTAATACACTTTTGCCATCATCACTCCAATCATTGTCTGGTACGAAATTCTTATCTGGTGCGTCAATCATAGTTTTCGGGCAAGTAAGGGCAATACAAATTTGGACTCTGGTATCTCCATCATCGGCCCAAACATAATATTTCTTATTTACTTCGCCAATCCAATCTTCTCCAAAAGCATTGGCAATTTTATTTATAACTTTTTCTTTTGCTACACTACCTTTTGCTGCCATTATTTTTCCTCCATATTTTTTTATTATAAACGATAGGTTTTACCTATCGTTTATAACAATAATAACATATTTTTTTTAAAAACACAACTCAGCTTCTTCACTTGTGAGTTTCAATTCTTCTATACAAGCGGGGCAACAATAAGTATTAACCCCATTAACTTCAACATATTCGCCCTCTTCTATGACGAAACGTTCGCCACAAATCGGGCAAGTGCCGAATATCTCATCATTATCATCTAAATTATAATTAATCGCACAATGTGGACAAATTAAAAGTTCTGATACTGAAAGAGGGTCTCCACATACAGGGCAATCAACTGATTTGCCGACTACGATTTTAGGCAACCAAGAACTACCCGTTCCAACAGGACGATTAAGATAATTTCCAGAAAAATGATTTTTTACAAGTCTAAAACAATAATAAGGACTTTTATAAAATGATGATAAAAGCAAGTCATTAAATTGATAAGTATTATCACCATCCATAACAATCTTTTTATATTCTATTAAACGATCGCCCCAGGGCACATAACGTCTCTTGAGATTAACCATATATTCATTATTATCATTAAACTCATTATCATCAAAAGCAGACTTAACTTTTATAGTATCAACATATTCGTTAATCCAGCCTGAGAATTTAGCATCAAATACATCTTCAAATTCTTTCTTAATCGGCAATAAAAGATTATTAGCATCAAACGGATACTGCCGACCTGCCATAATCATTGTGTAATAAGTATCAATATACATTAACACTCGCCATTTTTTTGAGTTCCACGGCACATCCTCAGGGAAATCCGGCAATTTATGCTCGCCATCTGCTCTAAGATAACAAATGACAGTAGAAGTATCGGCCATATAGTTGAGATTGCCGGCTCGGTATTCGCCATCCAGAGCGTGACAAGAACGCCAATTATGAACGTTTTCGCTCAATGAAAGATAATCAAGCGGATGAACGGACATACAAAGATGCCCCGTAACCTTCTTTTCCTGAATGACACGACTTGCTAAAATCTGTAATCTTTCAAGGAGTTCTTTATTTTCACAGAAATACTTAAATGACCTTACTACTTTTGAGCCTTTTGGAATTTTTATATTTCCTAATATATATTCTTTATCCAGATAATTGTTGAAAAAGGCATCTTCATTATCGTGAATAAAACGAAAAAGATTTTCACATTCATTATAATCTTCGTCACAATAAGTGTTACAATATAAATAATCAATCTGTTCTATCAAATTAGCAAGAGCCTGATGCTTTTGAGTTTCTGTAAATTCAACAGTTACTTCGCCTAAGTCTTTAATAAGTTCGCCTTCCCAAGCATCAATGAATACCTGTTTGCCGTAAAGCCAATTGTCAAATAATTTGTCAATATTGAGATTTATATCGGGCAATTCCTGTGAATATTTAATAACTTCTTTTACCTGTTCTTTAATCTTGTCGTATTTCATCACTATTTACAGTCTCCCATAATCTATCTGAACAATCACAACACAATTCCTGATGCGGCACAGATGATACAAAAGCGCATCCACAATTAGAACACCACTGAACTTTCTCTGCGGCACAATCCTGGCAATAATAATGGAAATTTCCATAATCATTTTTTGCCCGAATAGATACAGATTTAGTTATCGTCTTACCACAGGAATGACACGCCGTTGAGGTATTATCCCATCTTTTTGAGATTTCTTCGTCATCATCTTCGTAGGGGTAATAGTCCCAAAAATGGAAGCTACTACGAAAGGGATTGGAAAAATACCCCTCAAATTTGAAGTAATCGGCGCCATCTACATTGGCTAACATATTCTTTACCTTCTGGAGCGTCATATAAAGATACTGAATATGAAGCGTTTCTATTTCTAAATGCTCGTCTTCATATCCAACAGACAAATTGACACCAGAAACTTCCCATACAGGACTGAGGAAAGATATATCAGAAAATGAACCGATATTTTCTTTAAAACCAAAACTTTCTACATACTGGGCGAATACTGCGTTACTATCATCGTAGAATACACAATCAAATTTGCCGCGTCGGTCCAACTGTATCATATACTTCATCGGCCAGGGAGGCTTAGGGAAATCTTCACAAAGCTGACTTGCCCCGACCCCTCCAACCTCTTCATCCTGAGTAAATATAATATGAGGAAGTTTTCCTTTTTGAGCGGACTGAATAATTTTGACAATAAGAAACACTCCTGCCCTATCATCTGCTCCTAATCCATCTGGCGACCATAAAACGCCTTTCTCTCGGTCATAAAATATATCTTTTTCCAGAGGTGGAATTTTGAAGACTGTATCCATATGAGCTATGAGAGCAATAGGGATATCCCCTTCTGCTATGAGATAATCTCCGGTATTTATAATATTTTTGTAATGTCTTTTTAAGATTTTAAATAATATCTTTTGAAGTTTCTGTTTATTTGAAGTTACTAACATTGTAAATAATTCATAATCATCTCTTGGCATCTGTATCATAGGTTATCCCCTTCTTATTTTTTCTATTTTATATATTATAATATATTTTTTTTGAAAAATCAAGTCGCAGGTGCTAATAATTGCTCGATAGCATCCCCCGACGCAGCTAAATGAAGTGATCGAGAACAAATCTTACAAACACCACTGCGTTGGCATTTTTGCTGGCATTGAAGGCGTATTTTAGCAAACTCATCGGGCAGTAATCTTCCAAGAGAAGCAGAAGTTAGATTGCCGATGAGGACATCTACACGGGTGCGCCATTCCTTCTGTTCCATATATATCTCATACATTGTTTTTTGATCGCAGTTATGAAATTCTATTGTTGAGATATATGGTTCATAATATTTTAGGTGCTGCGGCAATATCCAAGTGCCGGTAACGCCAAGGTCGTTATGCGGCAAACCATCTTCATATGCGATATTAGGGGCGTGCCGAATTTGTATTCTGGTTCCGCGCAAACGTTCAAAGACATTTTGAATGTCAAAGAATAGACCGGCGCCGAGAATGATATATTTTGGATGTAGATTTACAAAACCATTTAATTGATAATAACTTTCAACGGGCACGGGAGAATACCAATCAATTTCATTTTCACGAGCGTATTTAATATTTGTAAGGTCGTATAGAGTAAGAATAAAGTTGTTTTCGGTAAGGACTTTATAGTTTTTCATTTCAGTCCAATTTAATTCTGTTGCTCCGTTTGTATCAAGAATAATTGTCTTTTTATATGCTTTATATAAATCAGGAATGATTTTTCTATCTTTATATTCAACTTTCAATTCATCTGCCTTCATATACAAGTCGTGATTTGTGGCAGACACTTCAATACATGCTTTCATCTTTTTCTCCTTTTGGAAATAACAATAAGAAGAGAGAAAAATCCCTCTTCTTATTCTCTTTATTTAGTTTTGAAAGAAAGGGAAGGAGAAGGGCTTATGCCCCTCAGCCTTCTGCTTCGGCCTTTTCGCCGTCTTCGGCTTCGTCGAAGAGCTTATAGACCTTAGCCGTGCGGGACTTTCCTTCCTCGTCTTTGAAACGAGCGTCCTTCTTCACAGCAATGCCCTCATCGACAAGGACACGCAGGCGATATGCCACCTTGGAAGCAGTCACCTCGGCAATGCCGGAGTTGGAGACATCTTCCGTGATGTCGGCGATAGTAGCCCAGTCATAGGACAGAGCAGCCTTTACCTCATCATAGAGCGGGTCTTTCTTCTTCTTCTCGGCCTTACGCTCCTTGGCCTTCTCAGCTTTCTTGTCGAGAAGATTGATTTCATTCTCGGCAAAAGCCTTGAGGTCGTTGTCAAAGAGTTCTACGACGTTCTCACCATCGCGGAATTCAAGGTTTCCACCGTTAGCAAAGTTGATAAGGGCTTCATAGATGTTGCGCTTCGTAATCTTCTTCATCATAATCATTACCTCTTTCTTTTTATTTGTTTGTTTCTTTGTTTCTGTAATTATTATATCAAATTTTTTTTAGAAAATCAAATCAGCCGTTCTTTTTGCTATTGGTGAGTTTTTTCTTTCTTTCTTTACTGTATAATTATTATAACAAAATTTTTTTGAAAAATCAAATTAGCAATTTTTTTGTTTTGTAGAAAATGAAAACTTTATTTTCATTTTCTACAATTATTATATCAAAAATTTTTTAAAAAAGCAACTCTGTGTTTGGAGTAATACTCTCTTGCCATTTTTTCAAGAACTTCGGAGTAAGAAAGTGGGGCCTATCCCACTTTCTTAACTTCCTCAAATTTTTTAAGTTCTTCAAGGCACTCGGTATAATTGTTATTTCTGAGATACCAAGCCATTTCATCTAAACCGCGTTCGTTTAGCATAGTAACATCAATCGTAGTATAATCTTTGTCTGCCTGATACCAAATATCATCTTTATACTCTTCTTTGATATTTGAGCGAACAAATTCAGGAAGATAGACTAATCCTACTTCTATCCGATGCTCTCCAAGAGTGAAAACAACATCAGTGCCGTCGTCTAAGTAGTGGTAAATTCCAGAAAAAGAGTCGCAGAAACTTACCTGAGAGAAACAATTATAGCAGTAAGGTGTATCATCAATCCAGTAAGCATCATCTACGTGTATGATTTCGCCACACTCTTCACAGTATACATAGTCGTTATCTAATCCGGCACACCTCATACAGCTTAAATTTTCTTCACAAGAAAACATCTGAGCGTCTTCGGAAGTAAAGAGTTCGCCGCAGGTCATACATTCACTTTTGCCCGAATAGCAAAAAGTAAAGTTATGTGTGTCGTAATCGTTATATTCTTCTTTAAGAGCAATAAAGTGTGTGGCAGAGCTGAAATCATTATACATACGATAAGTATGAGGATTAATTCTAATTTTAGCGTTGTTAATGAATTCAGTTCTATACGGGACAAAAGTTACAGGTTCAATATATTTGTTTTCTTTATCCAGATTTGCGAGATATTTGACTGAAAATAAAGTAATATCCTTGTGATAGTAAGGATAAGACTTGACGCTAATGATACCAGGTTCGGCAATCAAGCAAAGAGAACGCCACTTTTTAGAATTCCAAGCAAAGTCGGGATTCATATAGTATTTGCGGTCAGATGCTTCAAGATAAACTACTACTGCGTAAGGAGAGTTCATCATCTCTACTGTGCCCGAACGGTAGCATCCTACTTCTCGCCAAGACATACAAGAAGTCCAGTCGTTGGCGTTATCACTCATTGTGAGATAGTCAAGAGGATGTATAGAAAAGCAGAGTTTCCCCTTGATTGAAGATGTATTGAGAAACTGAGAATGCCATACACAAAAAGCGTTGAAGTCATCCATAGAGCCTACTGCTTCTTCGCCATAAGATTTGATAAGCTGGCGCATTACACGAAGAGGCTTTGTGCCTTTCTGGACTCTGTATTCCCGAACGGAACCATCCGGCTTCGGCATCGGAATAGTAAATCCTTCTTCTACGGCATTTTCTGCCAAAGTCATTGAAGAAAGAAGGTTTTCAATCTGATACCAAGGCTGTATTTTTGCTTCATAGCTTATAGAGATTTCGGAAGGGTTCTGATACTCTTCCCAGATTTTATTCTTCTGAGCTGAAAGAAACTTCCAGAGAGACTCAGTAAATCTATAAGCGTTCTCCGGCATTTCATTCCAGCCATTGCTGATGTCAAGAGCAACTGCGTCATCAGACTGAGAGAATTCTACATCAGTTTTAAGGATAAGCTGTTCTCCAAACAGCTTGAAAATATGAGCTTTCTGAGTATTCCATTCACGCAGGAGATATTCAGCGGAACGTTCGGTAGGTGCTTCTGCGTGGGCGTTGATATAATTGATAAAAGCGTTCTTTTCAGTTTCGGTTAACAAGCTGAATGGAGTTTTAGACATATTGTTTTACCTCGCATTTATTTGTTTTCTTTTTTTATTGTATAAATATTATATCAAAATTTTTTTAAAAAATCAAATTGAAAAATTTTTTCCGGATATTTAACTTTCAGTGTGGTTTTAAGAAAACCAACCACAGAACTTTAGCATAGTGAAGTAGTGTGGTTGACCTAAAGTTTATGGTATATACAATCCATCATAATCTGTCAAAACAGGATAGCCTTGACAACATACTCTGTGAAATTCTTCAAGTCCTTTATCTCGGATTATTTCAAGTAGATAAACAATAAGTTTTTCTGTTTCTGGATGGAAGTATCTACCTTTTCTTACTTTGTAGAAATAGTTGAGAGGTTCGTCTTGAGTCCACTTTTCATTGCTGTAAACTTTGCCAGCACCTACCCAATCACATATCATTTCAACAACATACTGTGATGGAATTTTATTAGCTATGATTTGTCCGTTATCATTAAAATCTGTCCACCATTCCCAATGGTGTTTATTGACTCCTTTGTGATGTAACCAAGCCATAGAATAGCCACAATCCTCTTTCTCTGCTTCAATAGGACTTCTATTGCCTTGAAAGTGCTTTGCAGAAGCAGAAAACTCAATAGGGCTAAACTTCGACAAGTCATGTACAATACCTTGCCATGTTATCCCACAGGCTTTACATTCTTGATAAACAACCGCCTTGTGCTTGCAAACTGTTTTAAAATGTTTCCATCTTGCTCCCATAATTATTTCTCCTTTACACTGAAAGTAAAACAAAACCACAATAAACTTTAAATTATACACCTATGAACTAAAAGATAAAAATATCAATCAACCACACTGAAACTTAAATTACCTTTTTTCCAAGAGAGAAACAAGAGAGGAGAGGAAAAGTCTTAACTTCTCCTCAGAACTCTATTGACAACGGTCTGCTTCTTGCCGCGAAAGGTTTTGTGTTCCTTCACGGTAGCCCTGATAAGGCACTCTTCATCCTCTTCAAAATTCTGTTTGAGGGACTGAGTAAACCAAGTCAGGAGATTGCCGTCTTCGGTTTCAAACTGGTGAAGGAAGGAAGTGCCGTAGTTGGAATGGATTTCCTTGATTGAAAGAACCTTGACGGTTCTTTCAATCCTTTCACCAATTTCTCCCTCAAATGACGTTTCGTCAGAAACGTCATAACGGAGAGTGTCAAGGTATTCGGCAATTTCTTTGTCAGAGATAAGACGTTCTTCACCAGTGGCAGGAGATACATAGGAAATTTTGCTCCATTCAATTTTGAAAGGAGTGATGCCATCCGGCAGGTTCTGCGGTTCTTCCTCAGAAACAAGCGTCCAAAGAAAAGTTTTGCTGAAACGGAAGCCCATTGCTTTCAGTTCGTCCTTGACAGGATAGGTGTTGCCCTTCAGCCCCCAGATATGACCGAAGCTGGCGAAACCGAACTTTTCCTTTTCTGTCTTTTTCATCATATAGAACACCTCTACTTTCTTCTTTTGGATTTGGGTTTGTTTTTCTTTCTTTATCTTATATATATATTATACTAAAATTTTTTTAAAAAATCAAATTGAAAATCTTTTTGTCAGAGGCTTTTTGCCCTTCCAAGGACTGAAACCGAAGGTTTCAGGACTTGATTTTTCCGATTTTATATGGTATAATATAAATATGGGATAAATGGTTGTTGTTTTTTTTCTTTTTCTTTTCTTTCTTTATTGTTTGTAGAAAATGAAAACTTCGTTTTCATTTTCTACAAATATTATAACAAAAATTTTTTAAAAAAGCAAATAAAATGCCCAAGAAATAACCAGTCTCTATAATAGATATTGGGAAAATGTTGGGCATTTTAATTGAGTAAGTAAAAGTGTTAAAAATTTTCGTTAAAAAAATCATACCCCGGAGTAAAAATGCCGATTAAGTAAAAAATGTTAAAAATTTTTGTTAATTTTTTAGTATGAGGTGTCGGGCAAAGTCTGACAAGGCAAATAAAGAATTTTTTATAAATATTATAGGAGGTAAAATATATGTAGAAAATTACTTTTAGAGTAGATGAAGAATTATACACTCAAATTATAGAAATCGCTCAAAAAGAGGAAAGAAATATAAGTAGCCTTGTTAGATTAGCGATTAAAGAATACCTTGAAAGGAAATAGCAGAAAAATGAAGATTTATGAAATAAATAGAGATGATAGAAGGAGACTATCATTGGAGATGGATTTTATGGCATATTAGACAGATGATTTATTATTAGGATGGATGCTATGTTTAGCAACAGTAGATAAAAAAAGAGAAGATTATGATAAATGTTATTTGAGAAAAGGAACTTTTAATAAAGAGAAAAAATAGATTGCTGATATCTTAGGAATGTCAAGCAAAACGCTTACTCGGCATATGAAGGATTTAGAAGAAAAAGGATTATTAGCCGAGAGAGAAATGAAAATATCTGATGGAAAAAGTGAGATGGTTTATTGGTTTCCAGTAGAGGGTAAGTTCAAGATTATTAATAGAGAAATGTTGTATTATTTGATTTCAACGAGAAATAAATGTGCCGTAAAAATATATTTATTTTTATTTAATAAGTATGGATATAAATTAGAAAGAAATGAATATTTTACTTTTACAAATAAAGACCTTTTAAGAGCATTAGGTTATAGTGAAACAAGTAAAACGGCAAATGCTTTGGTTTCAAATATTATTGATGATTTAAACAAGCGTGGTATTATAGAAACTATTGATTATACTGAATTATTTACTACGCCGGAAGGAAAAGAAGTTCCTATGCCGAAGTAGAGACTATTATTTGTTGCTTATACTATTGATGATATGGAAGAAATGTATATTGAATAGGCAAGAAAAATTACTGCCGAAGAAGAGGAAAAAGAAAAGAAATAGGGTGTAGTTAGAATTATTAAGAAAGGTTAATTTTTGAGACATTTTGACTACCAGCGTGAGGACAAAATAGCAACCAGCGATAGGACATTTTAGATACCAGCGTGATTTTGGATGCGGGACATTTTAGATACCAGCGATAGGACAAAATAGCAACCAACCATAGGACAAAATAGCAACCATATCTAAATAGTATATAAATAGTATTCTAAATAGCTATTCACTTCTTGGCCTAATCGGCCAAGAAGATGAATAGAGGGCGCGATTTCAAAAGGAGATTGATGATGACGATTGAATTAAATGAGAAAAACAGTGAATTTTTGAAAAAATTATCAAAAGCAGTTGAAAAATATTATGAAAAAGAAGATTATGACGTTTTGGTAAATATGGTGATTAGAGAATATAGGGAATATTTACCTTTTTTATTACGATTAGCAGAGAAAGGAACCGATGGGTTTAGGTAGGCAGCGAGTTATGCGAGTAAAATTGAATGAAGAAAATAGTAGATATATTGAAAAAATGTGGGAAAGAGCAGATATTGCTCAGGAAATTGTAAGTAAAGAAAAATTGGTGAATTGGGTTATTTCTGATTTTATTGCCGTTTTGCCGATTATATAGAAATTATCGGATAATTTTTATTTGGGATTTAATAATGTTTTTGGAACGGGGTTAGAAGGAGAAGCATTTGATTTTGCGTATTCCAGAGAAGGTTTTTTGAAAAATGGGGTAAAAAATAAAGAGGAGGGGTAAAAATAAAAAGGGGTAAGGAACAAAAAGAAAAACCGATTTGAAAATCACGAGCGGAAACAGGCAAAAAATGAAATGAAAAACGAAGCGAAAAAATGAAAAAGGACGGTAAAAACCGTCCTTTTGAAAGAGAGGGGAACAAAAACAGAACAAAAAGTTTTCGGCTTTGTCCGTTTTTCAATTATTATGGACTAGGGTAAAATGTCCGTTTTTTTCCGGCTAGGGAAATTTGTCTGTTTTTTAAATATTTTATTTAGAATTGTAAAAATTTGAATGGTGAAGAATTGTAAGAAATGATGAGTAAAATTATAAAAAATTGTAGGAAATGCTAAAAATTGTGAGTTGAGCCTGGCCGCCGGTCGGTGGTGGTATGGCCTATACTCATCTACCATTTGTCATCGGCAGTCAGCAAATATTCACATTTCAAGGTTCAAAAAACTTTGAAAAAATCAAAATTATTTGAGAAAACTTATAGTTTTCTCAAATAAGTCCATTTTCTTTCAAAAAATCTTTGATTGCGTCTTTATCATCCTTTTTAGCTATCTTTTTAAACATATCACTATTCATAAAATCCAAAGTCTCGTTATAAGCCTTATCAAAAATATCAACAAGCTCTCCGGCAATCTCTCTTACCTTAGCATCAGCAATCTCTTCCTTCCCATCCAAGAGTTCAGGGTAATATTCGTGGAAGAAATCAATTACCTCTTCAATAAGGAATCCGAGGTCTTCAACCTTAGCTCTTTTTGTTTCGGCAGCGGCTATCTTCTTCTTTGCTTCGGCTTCCTTCTTCTTTTTCTCCTGGAGTTTCATCGCATCGTTGATAGCATTTGCGGCAGCGGCCGCGATATCATTTACATCAGTTCCACTTTCAAGCTGCTTCAAAATATCATTTACATCAAACGTCATCTTTTTCTGCGGGCCAGCCCGCAGAAAAAGCGGGAGGCCATTTTCCTTTCTTTTTTTTTATTTTCTTTTTTTTCTAATTATATTATATCAAAATTTTTTTGAAAAATCAAGTATTATTATGATAAAGGTTCCATTCACTATTAGTATATATTTGAGCCAAGCTATCTCCGGCCGCTGCTCCTAATAAGGCACGACTTATTGTTTGTATATCTGGTATAAGTCTTTTATTGACAAACTCTTCTACATTTTCAGCATAGCATCCATTATGCTTATTTCCTGTTGGAAAACAACTTCGCCATAAGTGGTCGTAGTTATCTTTTGTCAGATATACTTTATACTCTTCTTTTCGGGTCTCCGTGTCTTCCTCAGATATGCCGTAGGCAAGTCTCATTGCCTCTCTAACTAACTCAGATTTAGTCATCCCTACATCGGAACACTTCTATGAAATTTTCTCGGCAATTTCATCAGGAATAGTTATCTAAAATCTTGCCATATATACACTCCTTTCTTATTTTCTAATTATATTATACCAAAATTTTTTAGAAAAATCAACATAATATTTCCAATAGGAAAAGAACTAATGACCCGCTGCCGCGAAGCCTAAACCGACCGAAAATATCTAAGGCGGCAGCGGAATAAAAAAAATTGGCTTTCCGAGAAAATTTTTGTGATGCGAGAGCACCATAAATTGTAGTCTATTTGCCGATTTTGTTGGCCACGTCGGCCAATGAACCGCTGCCCCGAAAAAAAATCGTTTTTTTATATTATATCATATTTTTTTATATATGTCAAGCGGCACTCTCATTCCTTTTCCTTTTGGAACACTTACTTTGTAGGTCGCATTGCCGATTTCTTTTCTCTCTTGGAAAACTCGTCACGGGACTAAACTTTTGCTCCGTAGAACGAGTAAGAGTTAGCTTTGCGACCATAAAAACCGCTGCCGCTGCCCCAAATTTTTTCTGCGGGCAAAGCCCGCAGAGCGGTTCATTTCTTATATAAGACCGCTGCCGGCAGCGGTCTTATAAGGGAGAAGAGAAGGTGATGAAAGCATAGCTTTCATCGCATATGATACCGGCCGGTCCCCGGCCGGGGTGAGTGAGGTTTTGGGAATTTTTGGGGGAGAATAAAAAGTCCGCTGGATTGAGGAAAAAATTGCCATATGGGGCGGAGAGTCTGACGTTCGGCCCATCGCGCTCGCGCTCGGGCCGCGCGCCCTCTAACTTCTGTTAAGTATCTCTAACTTTGGTAAAAGGGCACTAACTAAAATGAAATGAAACTAACGGTCGTTAGAGACGACTAATTGCCCGGGCAGTTAGAAAAGACTAACTTTGGTTAGAAAAATAAAACGGCTGTTAGGCCGCCTTATTTTTCTGAACCTTTCTCCAACAAGCTGTATTTATCTGATAATATTCCATTTTGACTTTTCTTTTCACACAATTCATAAGCAGGGCGGCTTCAATCTGACAATCTTCCAAACCTTTGTGTTCTTCTTTGAAATTAGGATCATTTGTCAGATAACGGTAAGCAACTTCAGCACTTGTCTGAATATTTCCTTTTTCTGAAACAAATCCGTTTTCTGTCGCCCAATTACAAAACTTCTTTGTATTGAGTAGAGAAGAGCAAGTAGCGTGCCAAATGTCTAAAAGTTCCGTTCCGTAAGGGAAAAACCAACGAATTGCCGAACTTGTCAGATATCTTGTATCATTGTTTGTAGATCGTCTGTCAAATCCCATGTTATAAGCAAATACCCTCTTGATGTTGTAAGTTTTCATAATCTGATGAATTTCTTTTCGAATATTCAGAAAACGTTTCAGTTTGCGCTCTCCGTTCTGAATACCTTCCCAATACTGTGGAACCTTTTCCGCATAATACGCGGAACTCATCATTTCTTTATCAAGAAAGATTTCCGCAACCACAAAGGAAAATGTTTCTACAATTTCCCCTGTCTGTGTATTTAGCACCAGACCGCCAATATCATAAGGGATCGGCTGTTCCACACTATTTGTAGTTTCAGTATCAAGAACCATCACATACTTTGTCATTATTTTATACCCCTTTCAATTAGGTTTTATTCGTTCCTCACAATGACTATTATAAGGGATAACCCGAAAAAAGTCAATCCCCTAAAAAAAATTTTTTTTATTAGTTGAATTTTATTTTAGTTAGATTATCCTAACTCGCCCGGCCAGTTAGAGAAATCTAACTCAAGGTAAAGAAAAAGAACGGGCGTTTGCCCGTTCTCATTTCTTGCGGTGTGCGGTCAGTGTGAGGGTGTAGGAAACGCCGTCCTTTACAAAGTCCAGTGTTCTTTCTTCGTTGCTGAGGATTACGCCCGAGACTTTCCCATTAAGGGCGATACCCTCAAAAAGAGTTTTGACCTGTGTCATAATCCACCGCTTGCCCTCATTGGGTTTGCGCTCACGCTTGACAGGTGCTTTCTTTTCCTTGGATTTCTCACCAGTAGAGCAAGCCTTTTTCACTGCCTTTTTCTGTTCGGCGGAAAGATCAGCCTGTGCTTCCTTGACGGTCATTCCGTCAATTTCCTCATCCTCTTTGATGATTTCAATAGCTTCCTCACGAGATACACCGAGGGATTTCATCAGTTTCTCAATCTGTTTCTCATTCATCATAGGTATTACCCCCTTTCGTTATACTTATATTACCACATCCAACAGAAGAAATCAAGCCTGAAAATAATAAATTTTGAGCCGAATTGTCAGAAAACGGCCCGGGCGTTCGGGGCCTCTAACTCCCGTTAAGGTTCTCTAACTGTGGTTAGAAAAAAAGAACAGGGGTTTTACCCCCTGTCTTTTTCTCACGCCACCGCGTAGAGATTGACCTTGGACTTTTTCCCGTCGGGCAGTTCCTTGGAAACCTTGACCTTTCCTGCCTTGGTAAGCTGAGTCAGGTTGCCCGTGATGGAGTTCTTGTCCTCGTCCATCCCCTCAGCAATAGCCGCTGCGGTCATCGGTTCCGTCTTGTCAGACAGGAAGGCGAGGATTGCTTCACGCTTTTCAGCGTTTGCCACCTGATTCTTGTTCGGCTTGGACGGCTTGGACGCGTTCTTCTTTTCAATCTGAGCCTTGAGGGCAGTCAGAGTGCTGACCGCATCCGCATTTTCAGCAATGGCGTTGATAGCGATTTCCAGAGCCTGTGCGTAAGTCATAGCGTTTTTCATATTCGACACCTCATCTTTCTTTTGTGTGAGCCTTGCTTTTTGGCTCATTTCCTTTGTTCTGTAATTATTATAACAAAATTTTTTTGATTTGTCAAGGACTTTTTTTATTTTTTTTAGGCTTTTTTGAACCCCCTTGACCTTGGTTCCGACTGCCTGTTCCCTTGCTGTGATTATATATTACCACACCCCCCACCTAAAATCAACCCCCAGTTTCGGGATTTTATACGGTTCAGCGATTTTCACAAAAATTTGCCCCAAAATTTGTGAAACATTACCACTTGACAAAATGCCCCGGCGCCAGGTCCGTCGCCGGGGCGCCAATTATACCACATTTGCGGCAATTTGTCAAGAGGAAAATAAAAAAATAAAACGGATTTGAAATCCGTTTTATTCTTTCAATTCAAAGTCTTCAACTTCAAAATCAATCCAAGTTTCAACAAAATCTTCAAGATCGCTACGCGCAATTTTGTCTATAAGAAAAGATTTTGCTTCTTCTTTTGTCATATTGTCAGGGATTTTTACAATACAGCAATTCCGTGTGTAGAAAGAAATTTGTGCGGTCATTTTTATTTTTCTTCTCCTTTTCTGACTTGCCAATCAACAAACATTTTGGCACCTTTACGACTCCACCATGCTTGAATTTCTGTTCCGATATATACCTATTAAAAATATTATGACTACCATTTTTCCCCTTTCTTTTGATAAATTAAGTATACTATACAGGAACCGTTTTGTCAAGAGATAAATTTACCAATCTGTATTCACTCCCATGAAATTTTCGTCATCTTCTTTTTCGTAAAAGAGAAGTCCCTCTCTTTCAAGTTCTTCCCACGAATAGGCTTCATGATTGTCTACGTCAATAAACAGACAGCCATATTCATCATTTGGATAGCTAACCTGAATAAATGTTCTCAAAGAATTTTGAAAATGAAATTCTTCCATAACGATTCCTCTATTAACATCAATAATCATTTTTTATATCTCCTTTCTTTTGATAATGTAATTATAAACTGTTTAAAAGGGAAAGTCAATACTAAATTAAAAATTTGAGTGACTATTTAAAAGCCCGGGCGGTTAGGCCAGTTAAACTGGCCTTATTCCATTGTAATCTTAATAGAAAAGATACCTTTGATTACCGCAATTATGATTGTGAAAAGTAGAACCAATGAAAAAGAAAAAGCAACCGTCCAAGTTCCAATCATCGTAACGCCGATAGCTTTCAACAGCGCAATAACAATCCATATAATCGCAGCATTGATAAAAAAACCAAGACCAAATCCTACCAGAAGGCCAAAGATTACTAATAACATTTTAACTACCTCTCTTTCATTTGATAATGTAATTATAAACTATCCAAAAGGAAAAGTCAATAATTATTTTTTGAGTAAGCATTCAAGTTGCCTGGGCGATTAGAGGAGATTAACTCTCCTCAATCGGCATATCTCTAAGTTCCCTGTTTATCTGCCTGATAATCTTCTTTGTTTCTTCAATCCCGATTTTATCAAGGCTCTCGTTTATTTCTTTATAAATCTTTGTTTTAGCTTCTTCAATTTCTGCCGTTCTCTTTTTTTCGGCTCTCATTTTTGCTACTACTTCCAGACAAGCGGCAAGCTCATCTTCTGACAGAGTAGCAAGGACACCACGATTAGAACAATCTCTTGAGAACCCACCACAAAAGTTGTTCTCAGTTGTCAGCTCTTTTCTGAAAGCGCAGTAGCCAGTAATAGGCTTGTAGAATTCACACTCTTTACATTTTCCCATTTGATTTACCTCTCTTTCATTTGATAGACTAAGTATATCATTTCTTTTTTAGATTGTCAATAATCACTTTGAAATTTGAGCGGTTATTCAGTGCCCGGGCGGTTAGTCCTCACTAACCAGCCCTGCTCTCAATAATCTATTTATTTCTTGAATAATTTTTCTTGTTTCTTCTGCCCCAATAGTATCAATACAATTATTATATTCAATAAAAAGTTTTTGTCTTGCTTCTTCTATCAAAGCGGCCTTCTTTTTCGCGGCCCTCATTTTTTCTATAAGTTCACGGCAAGCGGCAATCTCGTCTTGTGAAAGATCAGCCAAAGTAATATTCATATTTTTTTCCTTTCTCTTTTGGAATTATGAGAAAATGCCAAGTGGCATTTTCTCAAAGATTATAAAGGCGAGGTCTCATTTCATTATCCCACCAGTTCCCAACATTCTTATCCCACCAGTAAAGATTCTTTTTATCGGAAGAAACCAGATAACTTGAAAACATCATTGCCCCGTAACAACGGTCTCTCAGGGAAGCAAGGGATGCGTTATTATCTTTGCCGAAAGTTTCATAAGCCCTGATTTCATGCTCGATATATCTTTTCAGGTTTTCAAAGGTTTCATTCATACTCATTTTCATTACCTCTCTTTCATTTGTTATATTTATTATAATATATTTTTTTTGAAATGTCAATCATCAAAATATTTTTGAATGATTATTCAAAAGGCCCGGGCGGATTAGGTGAAACTAACCGAAGTTAGTTTCAACTAAGACCCTTTTCTTTTTCGAATAATTCAACAGCCCATTTGGCAAGCTCATAAGAGTGGTAAGGAATATTCAGCCGACTAGCACATTCAAAAAGCCACGGGACAATTTGGTTTTCAGGTTCAAACCACTCGGACAACTTAAAATCTGAGAAGTGGAAAACACAATCAGGATGCTTTGTAGAACCGCCCCAGATTTGGAGAATAGTATCACGAGATTCAATATCAGAGTATAATTTGAACTGTGTCATTTTTATCCCTACCTTTCTTTTAATATATTTATTATAACAAAAATAATCTAAAAAGTCAAATAAAGATTTTAAGTGCCTGCTCAAAATGCCCGGGCGGTTAGACCAGTCTAACCGCAGTTCAAAAAAGAAGAGGGTCATGCCCTCTTCTTGTAGATAATACCTGTTTTCGAGTGCCCCTTTTCGTCCTTGTATTTTCCCTTATCCTCACGGATGAGTTTGCCATCTTCGGCAAGAGAGGACAGGACACGAGTGATGAAGGAAGTCGAAGCCCCAACCTTTTCAGCGATAACGCAAGGACGGAAACCCTCAGCAGGGAAGTCAAGAGCCATTACCTCAGTGGCAAGGCGTTCCCTCTCTTCCGCCTTTTCCTTATCCTTTTTGGTAGGCTTGGACGGATGAGCGGCTTCACGCTCTTTTACGTCTTTGAGGGCTTTCAGCTTTTCGATCAGCTCTTCTTTGCCCTCGATAGCGGAAATGATTTCGATAGCGTCAGCGAGTGCGGATACATAAGTCATCTTTGTCATACTAATCACCTTTTACCTTTCACTATTGGAGTGTTTGTTGTTTTCTATGGTCTTATTATAACCGATATTCAGTTGTTTGTCAAGGGGCTTTTTCAAGATTTTTATTTGTTGGGGGAATGAAGAAAGGAACGGCGCCATCTTCTTTTCATTCTCATTCTCAGGAACTTCATCTCTGTCATCCCCTTGACAAGTATTAGTATATCAGATAGGGGCGAATTCGTCAATAGCATTTGAAAAAGTTTTTCATTTTGAGTGGGCGCTCAAAGCGCCCGGGCAAAGGTAGAGGAGACTAACCTTAGTCAGTCTCCCAATACTCATCATCTTCATCCCAGAATGTGGCGAAATCATCACATTCAAAGTTATTCTCTAACGAACAAGTCCCGTCTATATTGTAATAAGGACAATCCCAACCATTCACAGGACAAAACACTTTTGCGTTTTTAGGTTTTCTCATATTTTCTTACCTCTCTTTCATGATTTAATTATAGCAAATCCAAAAGAAAAAAGCAAGAGTTATTTTATTTTTGAGCGGGCACTCAACCGCCCGGGCGATTAGAGGGGTCTAACCCCTCAATCGTCCTCATACTCTGTTTCAACGAACATTTCAGGTTTCAGTTCAACGAACCAATCCCAAGCCTGATCGCAGGCTTCTTCCTCTGTGTATTTATCCATATCAAATTCGTAGGTGGCTTCCTGAGATACTGTGATAACCCATTTTCCATTCTTTTTTGTCATCATTTTTATTACCCCTCTTTCATATTTTAAAAATTAGCTAAAATATATCTAGCAGCGTCTTTTAAAATTTGTAATTTAGTTTCTTTGGGGATTTCTTCTACTTCGCAATTATCTGAAATATAATCCATAGTAGCATCATAAAGAACGTCAGCGAGATATTCAATATCCATAGGAATCTCAACAGAAAAAGTATAAACAGTAGTCATTTGTTTTTCTCCTTTTCTTTTGATAGTTTAATTATAGCACATCAGGTTTTGATTGTCAAACTAAATTATTAAAAATTATTAGAAACTTGAAACCCAAATCTCTGACCGTTTCGGCATCTGCTTCTGCTTCAGACAGACTATCACAAACCGAATACAAATCATATTCCCCGTTTTTTTCCTTATCCCAAACTACAATATAAGGAAAATCATTCGCAAAAGATGGTAAATATTTTATTTCCATTTTTTTATCTCCCCTTCATTTGATAAACTTATTATAACAAAAATAATTTAAAAAGTCAATTACTAATTTTTGAGTGGTTGTTCAAAACGCCCGGGCAATTAAAGAAAACTAACCGAAGTTAGTTTTCTCTATAAAATATTATCATCCCAGAGCATTGCGTCAAAAGTTTAATTTTTTCAATAGAATCGTATAATTTGGGATCTATTGGAATACCTGAGAGTTTAGATGTGGTTAATGCTCCATCTAATATTGATGCTAACAAATTAGATGTTTGAATATCCCAATCAATAGTTTTAGCAGTCATCTGTAAAGCACCCCATGTAAGGATCATAACCAATTTCATAATCCCAATCATCATAATCATCGTAATCTTCTTCGGGTTCAGGTTCCACGCAGAAGTATTCACAAGTGGAAGGAAATTCAGCATTGTAAGGACACGGGCCAAAATCACAGGGAGTTATTTTTCTCAGACTCATAATTTTTATTTCCTTTCTTTTGATAATACTATTATATCATAAAGAAACAGAAAGTCAATATCTTATTTCAAATAGTCGCTCAAACCGCCCGGGCAATTAAGGCTCTCTAACTCTAATTTGGAAAAGAAAAGGGGCGTTTGCCCCTTTTGTCATACTTTCTCGCAAGTGATAGCACTTTCCATTAGCACCCACTGAGAACCGATTTTGATAAACGGCATTTCAATTAGGTAACAATCATCAGTTGAGGTCTGTGCGAATGTATCAAATAGAATCAGTGTATCACCATCAAGAGTAGCGTAGATAATATCCATGAAACTGTCTTTGATGTCTGTTCCGAGAGGAAGCTGTTTATAACATTTGAAAGCAAGATCTTCACTATCCTGAGATCCAACAAAAGCTGTAATAGTGGCAAAAGCAGTCCAATCAGTACTGTCAAACTCTTCGCCCTCTTCCTGTTTCATTGTCAGATAGGAAAGCGGGATCATTGTTTCTTTATAGTTACTATCCTTGATCCAAGCAGAAGCCTTAGTCAGTGAGTAAGCTGTGCCATAAGTTTCAAGCACGGATTTTTCAGCTGCGAAAGTCGGAACGGAAAGAGCGAGAATCATAACAACAGCGGCAATCATCTTCATCATCTTTTTCATTTTCTTTTTTCCTTTCTTATTAGGTGTTTTGTTTTCTTTGATGATATTAGTATATCATTCATTATTAACTTTGTCAATAATCAATTTAATTTTTTTAGTTTTTGAGCGGGCGTTCAAATGCCTGGGCTTTTGAGTAAGCCCTCAGGAACGGGGCTTACTCAAAACGATTTTATATTTCACGTTATTCAGGTGAAAAATAAATTCTCGTTCGGCATTTGTTATTTCAACAGAACCGCCCAGATTTTCAATTGAAGAAACTAACGCGGAAATGATTTCAGATTTTTCAGCGTCTTTCTTCTTTTCTCTTTTGGAATTATCAAATTTATAAACAGTAGGCTTGCGGTCAGCTTGACGGGCTTTTTTGCTTGCTTTCTCCTGCTCTTTGGAAAGTTCAAATAACTTTTCGCCTTTATCTATTTTTTTGTCATCCTCAACTAGCTTTTTTGCTTCGTCCTCAGATATTCCAAGGATTCGCATCAATTTTTCAATCTGATTTTCAGCCAAATTTTATTTCCCCCTTTCATTTTTCTATATATATTATAATATATTTTTTTTAAAAAATCAAGTAAAAGATTTTTCAAATCAAAAGTAAAGGAACGATTTGAGTGGTCGTTTGAAAAACCCGGGCGGTTTGAGAGGTTGAACCTTAGTTCAAACCTCTCAGAATTTCAAGAATATTCTCAACTCCAAATGCTTCACCCGTCCAGTTCTGACGATTCTTTTCCTCATCATCGAAAAGAATGTCTTTTTCAGTTTTTGCGAACTTTTCTTTGGCAGTTCCATAAGGAACAATGTTGATTTCATCAAATTCAACAGAAGGAAGGTGAGTTTTCAGCCAATTCTTTTTTGCTTCTGTAACTTTTTCGTCATATTCGGGAGTGCTGTTTTTGGAAAGCCAACTGATAATCCCTACCCTGTATCCCTCATCCTGTAATCTGTGAAGGATACGAGCCAAAGCGGAAAGTCTGATAAGTGGTTTTGCGATTTCATAAGGAAGGCTGTCAGAAGCGATTAGAAAATCCAACCAGTTTTCAACCCCATAAAGATCAGCGATTGTGCCATCCATATCAAAAAAGATTGTTCTTGTCATTTTTTTATCCCCCTTGTTCTTTTCTTGATTATATTATATCAGCTGTTTCCAGTTCTGTCAATACCTTTTTGAGAAAAATTTTATATTTTCTACGTGCCTTGCGTTTAATTTTCTTTTCAAGTTTATTTTTACCTTTTGTGTGTGGCATAATTGAACGGCAATTCAAATCCCACGCGGTCATATCCTGAACCGTTTCTCTTTTGAAGTTATCCATTTTTTGTTCCCCCTCTCTGTTGATACTTATATATTATCACATCCAGTAGAGAAAAGCAAGAGCCAATTTACGTTTTGAGTGCTTATTCAAAGCGCCCGGGCGATTGAGCAAACGCTCAACCGCTCAGCTTACGCAAAACGCGCTTGCCCTTGTAGGGTTCCTTTGGCTCTACCAATTCGGAATACACCGTCTTGTAAGTAGCCTTGGGGCCGATCTCGGCGACCATTGCCTTAGCTTCAAACAGTGTGGAAACAGTCTTTACCTTTACATTGCCGAAATAGATTTCATAACTAACTTTCGTCATATTTACCACCTTTTACCTTTCGTTTGAGTTTTCACTTGTTACTAAGGGCTGTCAGGGGCTTACAATACTCAACCAGAGCAAGTCAGTAGCCGAATATTGTTTTTTGTGCCCCTTCCGCATTCCCTCTCTTTCTATGGTCTTATTATAACAGATTGAGAGGGTTTTGTCAATCCCTAACTTTTAGAATTGGATCATCTTTTATATTCATGGGCGTGTGATTGTCGCTCATTTCAAGCGTGTATTCTTTGCCGATTTCATAAATCTTATCGGTCGTATCCCATCCCCAAAGATTACCCGTTTTATCTTCAAAGGTATGCTCTCCATTATAAGAAGCAATACAGACCGCGGAACGGGTATATCTTGTTTCATCATAGGCAATAAAGCCAAATGTGGAAATCGTGACGGCAGCGGTTGTTATACCATAAATCAGACGCATCATTTTTTTATTTCCCCCTTATTCTTTCCTTTTGGATTGTATAATAATTATAACAAAAATTTTTTGAAATGTCAATAAAAAGTTTTCAAATGCTTACTCAAAAGGCCCGGGCAAAACTTGTCATATAGCAAAAAAAAGAGCCTTTACTTTTCAGTTAAGGCTCTCTAAGAAGGCGAGCATTTTTCCGCTTTCAGCTTTGAATCTTACAAATCCGCGTTCATTCATTCCGCTAAACTTGAAACAGAATGTTCTGAATTCGTCCGCATTCATCATATAGAGTGTGGCGTTTTCTTCTATAACGCTGACCCAGATGAACAGGTCACTATGGACGTTTTCAAAGTAGGTGTCAAGGCTTTCGCCTAAGTCGTTACCGAGTTTCATATTCACAAGCGTTGCCTTGCTAGATTTTACGCTTGCGTTCATTTCCGGGATGTCGCTTCCCATATCATAACGGGTGTTCGCATCTTTACCGCCCATATAGCCGGTCATATACTTAGCTACGATCTCTTTGAATTCGCCACCGTTCATATAGTGCGTGCCGTCCAGTGTATAAGGAGCACCTTTATGAGCCGAATTGAATGTATACTCAAAACCGATCTGTCCGCTGATTTTTTTCATTTTTGTTTCCCCCTTGCTTTTGTTATACTCATTATAAGCGATAGACGGGGAAAAGTCAAGAGGGGATTTGAAATTTTTTATTTTCAGAATTGTCAGACATTTGTTTGAACGCTCATTCAAATTTTGCCACTTCACAGTAGTAAAGCGTTACCACTTCATCGTGATGAAGTGTAGTGCTTTACAGCGGTAAAGTGTTACACTTCACCGTGGTAAAGTATCTGAATTGTCTGACAGTTTCAGGATTTTTCTGACAACTCTAAATTGTCAGACAATTGTGAATATTTTATCGCTTCACCGCGTTGAAGCGCCAAAACGGGCCGCTCTGACCGGCAGCGGCCCGCCGAGCAAGGCTTAATAAGAGGAAGAAGACTTCTTAAAAGTCCTCTTCCTCTTCTTCGAATCTCCATGTCATAGCTGTGTCAAAGTATCTCTGTTCGTTGTAGATGTCCTTCCAAGCCCATGTGCTGTAATACAGTGTTGGCTCGCTCTCGAAGCCGTACTTTGTAATCAGTGCCTGTAAGTGAGCGTCTCTTTTTTCTTCTCTTTCCCACATCTTCATAATTCTTTATCCTCTCTTTGTTTTTTTCCCTTTCGGTAATTATAGTATATCAAAAAGCCGGGCAAATGTCAACCCCTTTTTTATTTTTCTTTTCTTTTTTTTTTGTTTGTGCCCCTCTTATTAGAAGGGCACAATGCCGAAAGTGTATTTGATTGTATAGAACTTGCTGTCTTTCCATTGACTGTCAAGATAGCTGAAATCTACTGCTTTCTCTGTGTTATAGTATTTATTATAGATGTTTGCCACTTGCTGTCTTTCCTCTGTTGTTGCGTCTTGCCACAGCTTGTCATACTCTGTCATAGCTCTATCCCCCTCTCTTTCTCTCTGTCTTTGTGTTCCCCTCTCTATGCTTTTATTATAGCATAGCCGGCCTTTTCTGTCAAGAAAAAACTTACTAATATTTATAAGATATTAGCAAGCCTGAGAAAATAAGAAGCTATTGCGGTCAGTGTTACAAAAGCGGCACACATGATGATAATATCAGTGATTAGGCTCTTAGTATTTGTCATAGTGTTTATCCTCCTTGTTCTGCCTTCTATTGTATCACTTCTCTGTTGGAATGTCAAGAGCTTTTATTCTCTTATTATTGTTATTATCTTCTCTCTCTTTCTTTCTCTCTTGTGTGTTGTCTTATATCTCATCATTGTAGATGCGTCCAACCTCGTAGTCCTCTACTGTGTATAGCCAGTAGTTCTGCTCTCTCTCCAGTCGCTCTGCCAGTGCGTTAGCTTCTGCCTCATCAAGGACTACTGCTGCGATGTATTCCATGTAGTCCTCAGGATACTCTTCTTTATTGAAACCTTTTACGATGTATGCCTTCATTTTTATTTCCTCTCTTTCTTTCCTTTGATGATTTTATTATATCAGAAACCCAGTTGATTGTCAATACCTTTTTCAAATTTCTTCTGCTTCTATTATTTCGTATCCTGCGAGCACCAGTCCTGTGAAACCCTTGTTGTCTGTAATGACTACCTCTGTGTCCTTTGTATCAAGGTTCATCACGGTTACTCTGTATGTCCTCTTTGTCTCTCTCTTTGCGAACAGTCTAAGCATCTTGTTATCCTCTCTTTCCTTCTGTGTTCCTCTTGATGATGTTATTATATCAAAGGCCCGGCCTTTTGTCAATAGGCTGTTGGAAATTTTTTTATTTTTTTTTAGGGGTTAGAAATCTCTAACTGTGGTTAGTTAAGTTGAACTAACTATAATGATAGTTTATTCAGTAAGCAATAAAAATAGTTAAGCACCTCTAACCATAGTTAGAGAAGCTTAACTATTTTAAGCGTTTTGGGAGTAACGATGAACTATCAGAAAACTTGCCAAATTGTCAGAAAATTGCTGAACCATTAAAACTGCGCGAAAATCGGCCTGCTTTGGTCGTCAGCAGGCCGCCGAAATTAGGGGTGGCAATACTTTTTCTGTGAGAGCGTGAGATATTTTTTCAACATACCGCTGAGATTTTTTTCGTAGAAGAAACCAAAAGGTGGGGGGGGGGTGGTTTTGGGAAAAAATTTTTTATTTTCTGACAATTCACTTTGCTCTGGACCAAACTTTTTCTAAACCTATTTTTCATTTTCGGATTACGAAGCTTTTGAGAAAGCTCATTGCTCTTCTTCTTCTGCCTGAGTTCTTGGACTCTCTGTTCCAAAAGTATGATCTTCAATTTTTTCAATATAGTAATCTTTATTACTATCAATTATCACCAAAATTGTCCCCACACTCCCATTATCAAAAACGGTCATCATAATATCATTGATAATTTGAACTCCATTCAAATCATCAGTATCACTCTAAAGTTTTGGAGTATCTTCAATTTCATAGGGAGGACTACTTACTGTCAATTTTTCTTTGGTATGTATTTCTTCCAATTCCACCACATACCAATATCTCGTATTGTGATAATCTAAATGACTTTTCGTATTTACAATTTTATAAGTCCCAACTTTCGCATTTCCAACAGAGACACAGTATCCATGCGCGTAGGCTATCACGTCATTATCTTTTATCTCATAAATCCCATAACTTCCATCAGCTAAATCAATTGCCGTTAAATAAGGCTGCGTATAAACATTATTTTCTAAAAATAAACTTGCTTCAATATCAATCGGCGGCACGCCCATCATTATCACCCTATTCAACTCTTTTTCGACCTACGTATTAATTTCTCTATCTACATTTCTAGCAACGACTGAGCCAAGCAATATCCCCACCACGGCACAACCAGCAATCATTAAATTTCCTTTCATCTTTTTTGGAAGAAGCGCTGCTTCTTCCAAAAAAGCTTTGCTCCTTCAAACTCCTTTCAAAAATTTCTTCTTTGAGAGGAGCATAGCTCCTCTCAAAGAAATTATATCAAAAATTTTTTTATTTGTCAAGTAAAAATTCCTTGACTTTGCCCAAAAAATGCGGTAATATAAAGGTATGAGGGACAAGCCCTCATACCTTTATATTTTTTTTATTTTGGAGGTTCTTATATAGAATGATAAAATTAGACTACACGATTGAATCTCCAGAAGAGAGAAACGAATTAGTCAAAAAAATTCTTGCCGAAGCAGAAGCCCAAGGCGGTGAAGCTGCCCTGAATCCGGCTTATTTAGAAATTTTAGCTGACTATCTCGTTCTTTGTATGGAGAAACAAGAAAAAAAGGAGAAGAAAATCCTCACTGAAAACCGAATGGCAACAGTGAATAAACGTGAAACTTCTTTTGAAGGTCTTGTTTCCACACTTGAAAATGGCGAAGATGGCATATATAATTTGATAAATGAAAGTAAGACAACAATATTCCAACCAAAAGTATCAATAACTAAAAAAGATTTAGAAGAAATTCCTTTCCTAAAACAATTAAAAGAAACCATTGCCGTGTGGGAAGAAAAATTGAAAAAAGCAGAAGGGCGAGATCGTTATATCATCAAAAAAGCTCTAATAGAAATGCGTAAAGACCAATATGTAATAAAAGAAGGATACCGCCAACCCATTCGGTTCAATAAAATTACCCGTTCAAAACACTACACTCGTTTTGATGATTCATATTTCTTTGACGATGATGGTTACGTGGTTGGTGAGGGATTCTCCCTCACCAACCCAAAGGTTTGTTCCGCAATTCTTTGCAATTATTCCCGATTAAAAGAACAAGCCTACGGACAATTTGAAAGTGACTTATATTACCTAATATATTCTTTTGATGAACTTGCCGAAAAGGTTCTTGCCGAAGAGCCTCTTTACCGACAAATCGTAATCGACAAAATAGATGGGATGCCGAATAACGACATCCAAGTAGATTTATTACAGCGGTTTGGAAAGACCCACTCATCAGAATATATCTCATCTCTTTGGCGGAAAAAAATTCCCAACTTAATTGCCTCGGCCGCTGAAGATGAAATTTTAGATTGGCATTTTTTAGTAAAAGAAAAAGGACGTTATAAAAGATGTAGCCGTTGTGGGCAAATCAAATTAGCCCATAATAAATACTTTTCTAAAAATAAAACATCAAAAGACGGCTTTTATTCCATCTGTAAAAAATGCCGAAATCGTAAAGGAGGTAATAAAGATGGCTGAAACTGAAAAATTGTTTTGTGATAGATGTAAAAAAACGATGTCTTCTCGTGAATTTTACAAAACAAACAATCTTATCAAGTATCCGTCCGGTTGGCTCAACAAATGTAAATATTGTATAACAGCGCATGTAGATAACTGGGACCCCAACACTTATCTTTGGATACTTGAAGAATTAGATATTCCTTATGTGCCGAAGGAGTGGGATAGCCTTCTTGCCACGTTTGGTAAAGACCCAAAGAAGATGACCGGAGTCACTATTATGGGGCGTTATATATCTAAAATGCACTTAAATCAATATAAAGATAAACGCTGGGCCGACACGGAGGTTCTTCGTCGTATTGAAGAAAAAAGAATGCGCGAAGCAATGGCGAAACAAGGATATTCAAGCGCCGAAATAGATGAAGCAGTTGAATCAAATCCTCAATTAAAACCATTAGACGGCACGCATTTTGAAGAACCAAAAATTATTACTCATTCACCTATGGACGATCTTGCCAATAAAGTTGCCGCGGAGGGGGCCCCGATCGGTGATGGCTATACTTCGGCAACCTATGATGATTCATCAGACCTCGGCATTGAATTGTCTGATGAAGATATTGTATATTATCGAACAAAATGGGGCAAATCTTACAAACCTGATGAATGGGTTCAATTAGAGTCTCTCTACCAAAATATGAAAGACTCATATGACGTTTAGGGAGCAGGGCATGAAGATACTCTTAAACTTGCTTGTAAAACATCGCTTAAATCAAACCAATTATTAGATATTGGCGATATAGATAATGCCAAAAAAATGGTTTCAATGTATGACCAATTAATGAAGTCCGGCAATTTCACCGCCGCTCAAAATAAAAAAGAGAAAGGTGAATTCATAGAATCAATCTCAGAACTTGTTGAACTATGTGAACGAGAGGGATTCATCCCTCGTTATTACACCGATGGTCCAAAAGATAGAGTAGATGAAACAATCTTGGATCTTAAAAACTACACCAAATCACTTGTAGTTGAAGAAATGAACCTCGGCAATCTTATTGAAGGAGCAGTTCGTACAATGGTTCAAGAAGAAAATAAAGAAGAAGATGAAGATATTGAAGATGAAGAACTTGACCTTGAAGAAATAGAACAAATAAAAGACGAAGATTACAGTGAGTTTGTAGATTTCGTTGAAGATGAATCGGCAAATGATGAAGAAACGATTGCCGAAATCATAAAAAAAGGATTAAATAATACATGAGAATAGAAGAAATTCTTAGTATCCAAGAGAAAAGAAATCAAAAGATTGGTCTTTCCGAAGAAAGGGTTCGGGCAATTTTACCGGTTGCCCGCCAGTATGTTGCCTTTTGGAGAGAATATCCCGATATTTTTGTTGATTGGCTTTTGGAGCAAGGTAATCCTCAAGATTTCAAGTTCTATTTTTATCAACGAGTTTTTTTACGAATAGCGATGCGGCATCAATATGTATATGCCGTTTTCCCTCGTGCTTATTCAAAATCTTTCCTTTCAATGATGGTTCTTATGATACGTTGTATTCTTTATCCAAAGTGCAAGCTCTTTGTTACTTCTGGAGGTAAAGAGCAGGCAGCGGGTATTATGAAGGAAAAAGTTCAAGAAATATGTACTCTTATTCCCGCGTTCAAAAAAGAGATAGATTGGTCGCGTGGCGTTACACTTGAAGGTAAAGATTATTGTAAATATGTTTTTCGTTCTGGTTCATATTTTGATAATATCGTTGCCCGTGAAACATCAAGAGGTAAGCGTCGCCACGGTGGTGTTATAGAGGAATGTGCCACGGTTGATGGAACTATTCTTTCAGAAGTTATTATTCCTACAATGAACGTTTCTCGTTTGTGTATGGATGGTTCAACACATCCAGAGGAACAACTGAATAAATCACAATTATATATTACTACTGCCGGATGGAAGAATACTTTCCCATATGATAAACTTATTCAGCTTTTGGTTTGGCAAATCATTAAACCAGAAAAATCTATGGTAATAGGCGGAACTTATAGAATTCCAGTTCTTGTCAAATTACTTGATAAAAACTTTGTCCGCGACCTAAAAATGGACGGCACGTTCAATGAAGCGTCTTTCCAACGTGAATATGAGTCAAAGTGGTCTGGTTCAGTAGAGAATGCGTTTTTTAGCGAAGAAGCAATTACTCGTAATCGTATTTTAAAACAACCAGAATATGAAGCCTCAGGTCGTGCTTCTAAGTCATCTTTTTATATACTTTCAATGGACGTTGGCCGAAAAGGTTGCGATTCTGTTATATGTGTATTTAAAGTTACTCCATAGCCATAGGGAATATCTACTAAACAATTAGTAAATATTTATACTATATCTGATGCCCATTTTGAAGAGTAGGCGATTTTTGTTAAAAAATTATTTTATAAATATAAAGCAAAACGCCTTATAGTTGACGGTAATGGTATGGGTATTGGATTTGTAGATTATTTAGTAAAACCACAAATTGATCCAGATACAAATGAAATCTGGCCTGATTTTGGTGTATATGGCGGCACACAAGATGATGCCGTTGATGAATATAAAAAATATAGAACTGCTAATTGCGAACAAGATGCTCTTTATATAGTAAAAGCTAATGCTCCTGTTAATAATGAAGCACATTCAAACGCTCAATCACAACTTTATTCTGGAAAAGTAAAAATGCTTATTGATGAGCGTGTCGCTAAAGTAAAATTAATGGGAACTAAAATGGGGCAAAATATGACGCCAGAAAAAAGGGCAGAATATCTCAAACCATTTACTTTAACTTCCATATTAAAAGAGGAAATGATGAACCTTCGTGAAGAAAATGAAGGTGTCAATATTATTTTGAAGCAAGCCAATAAGGGAATAAGAAAAGATAAATTTTCAGCCTTTGAATATGGATTGTATTATATCAAATTGGAAGAAGATAATAAAAAGAAAAAGAAAAGGTTTAATGCCGCAGATTGGGCATTTTTCAATTAAGGAGATATTATGGACGCAAGTAGAGGAGAAATTAAAATTCATGAAATCCTTGAAGCGTCAGGACTTAATTATGAAATGGAATATTCATTCCCTGGATTAAGAAGTTCTAGCGGTAGGCCGCTTCGTTTTGATTTTGTAGTATTTGATGATGATCACTTTGTAGATTTTATTATTGAATATCAAGGTAAACAACATTATGAACCAAGTTCAAAATTTGGCGGTAAAAGAGGATTTTATCAACAATAGTATAATGATAGATAGAAAAGAAATTTTTGTAGACAACATGAAATAAAATTAATAGAAATACCATATACAGATGAAAATTTGATTACATATGATTATATAATGCATTTGGCTGGATATTGTTAAAGGAGGTATATTGCTGTGAGAGATAGATAGGAAGAACTCCATCTTAAAGGCTTTGATATGATGCGTTCAGGCCGAATCAATCATACAGGTCCTCTTGAGTATAATGATATAAAAGTTGGCACAAAAATACTTGAAGATGCTGTTTTAGATTTAGGATGGCTAAAAAGGAATTATCGTTATTACGGCGATAAACGAATTGTATTCAAAGCAATGGCAGAACGAAATTTGCCGCTGATGCGAGACATTTCAAATTTCTTCTATCGTACAAACGGTATATATACAAGAGTTTGTGATTATTTTGCTTTTCTTTATAGGTATGATTGGTATATTGAACCAGAGAAAAAATTTGATAAAACAGTTCAAGACAAAAAGCTATTAGGAGATTTTTATAGTATTTTAGACTTTCTTGATAATTCTCATATTAAGAAAGTTTGTGGGGATATTGCTTTAAGTGTTATTATAAATGGCGCTTATTATGGATATATATTCCCAAACAAGGATGGTCTAATGATACAAGAGTTGCCGATTAATTATTGCCGCAGTCGTTATAATGTCGGTGATATTCCGGCGGTAGAATTTAATATGAGATTTTTTGATGAATATTTTAGGGATCCAGAATATCGTTTAAGGATTTTAAAAATGTTCCCAGAAGATTTCCAAAAGGGATATATGTTATATAAAAAGGGAAAATTGCCGCCTGACTATATCGGCGACCCAATGGGAAGTTGGTATTTATTAGATCCTCAATCTTCAGTGAAATTCTGTTTTAAGAATGGCGATTAGCCGTTATTTATAAACGCTATTCCTACTCTTCTGGATTTAGATGCTTGTCAGGATTTAGATAGAAGAAAATAGATGCAACAATTATTAAAGATTTTAATTCAAAAGTTGCCCCTTGATAAGAATGGCGATCTTATATTTGACGTAGATGAAGCTCGTGATATTCATAATAATGCTGTTGAAATGCTTCGTCGTGCTATTGGAGTTGATGTTTTAACAACTTTTGCTGATGTATCAGTTGAGAATATGGCAGATAAAAATACTTCTTCTACTACTCAAGATGGTTTAGAGAAGATTGAAAGAACAGTTTATAATGCATTTGGTGTTTCTAGAAATATTTTCAATACAGATGGAAATTTATCATTGGAAAAATCTATCCTTGATGATGAATCTACAATGAGAAGTTTACTGTTATAGTTCAATATGTTTTATGATAAAGTAACCAGTAAATTATCTAAAAATAAGAATTTATATACTTATCATCTATATTTCTTAGAAACTACTCAATATAATTATAAGGAACTTTCTAAGCAGTATAAAGAAATGGTGCAGTTAGGTCAGTCTATGATGCTTCCACTTGTTGCTCTTGGACATTCACAAAGTTCTATTCTTTATGCAGCAATGTTTGAAAAAGATACATTGAAGTTGAATGAGTTGATGATTCCACCACTTATGTCTTCAACAATGAATCCAGACGCAATTTTGGGTAAAACAGGATAGACTGCTAATGCTAATTCTCAAAAATCAACAGAAGGAACAAAATCAACTTCGGCTCAAGGTGGGCGACCTGAAAAAGCTGAAGGTTAGAAATCCGAAAAAACAATTTAGAACAAAGAATCAATGAGTTAAGGAGGCTTGTTATGGCAAAACATACAAGTATAAAAATGACTACTCCTAGCGAGGCTATCAATATTACTCCTCTTAATCCAATGGTTTCTAAATGTACAATTAAGGTTTGCTATGTTAGTGATAAGCCAAATCGTAATAAGAGTATTATCACAAAAGATGTAGCAAAGAAAATCGCTAATAGTTTGCCGGGGAGTCCCATTGTAGGATTTTTCAATGATTATGCTGAAGATTTTGAAGAACATAATAAAGCACTTGAAATAAAAAATAATCAATTATATATAAAAGAAATCACAAAGCCTTATGGTTTTGTTGATTTCGGTGCTAAATGTTGGTTTTAGAAATTTTTAGATGATGGTAAATATGAACGAGAATACCTTATGACTGAAGGTTGGTTATGGACTGGTCAATATCCAGAAGCACAAAGAGTTATTGATAAAGGCAATAATCAATCAATGAATTTAAACAATGAATATTTAAACGCTCATTGGTCAAAAGCCAATAATGGAGCACCTAAAATTTTTATTGTAAATGAAGCAGTAATTACAAATCTTTGTATTTTAGGAGAAAATGAAGAGCCTTGTTTTGAAGGTGCGTAGATTTCAGGTGGCGAATTTTCTCAAGCCGAACCTGTTATTGAGTTTTCATTTGATGAATCTTCTTTCCGTAAAGAGATGTATTCTATGATGAAAGAACTTAAATAGTTAAAAGAAATAATTAATAAAGGAGGATCAAAGATGTTCACTACTTATGCAGTAGAAATTGGAGATTCTTTATGGACCAACCTTTATAATTATGGTGAAGAAAAATTAGGCGATCAAGTCCTTCATGGGGTTTATAGTGAAGGAGATCAAACTTTTGCCGTTTTCCATAATGTAGAGGATAATAAGTTTTATCGTTTAAATTTCTCACTTTCTGAAGGAAAAGAATTTAGTGCTGAAGAAGAAGTAAGTGAACTTGCTGATTTTGCTGAGGAAGCTCAATTTACAGAAGAAGCAGTCGCTGAATTTAAGAAAAAGAAAGAAGAAGATGATAAAAAAGACGAACCAGAGGACAATTCCGGTAAAGAAGAAAATTCCGGTTCTGATAATAAAAAAGAAGATGGTTCAGAAGAAGATGATGAAGACAAGAAGAAGAAAAAGAAAGCAGAGTATTCTCTTGATGAAGTTACAGAATATCAGGAACTTCTTACAAACTTCAATAAACTTAATGATGATTATAACCAGCTTAAAGCTGATTATGATACACTAACTGCTGAATTAGAGCCTCTTAAGCAGTTCAAACTTGATGCTGAAAGAAAAGAAAAAGAAGCTATGATTGCAGGCTTCTATATGCTTTCAGATGAGGATAAGGCTGATGTTGTTAAGAACATTGATACTTATTCATTAGATGATATTGAGGCTAAACTTTCTATTATTTGCGTTCGTAACAAAGTTAGTTTTGCTCTTGACGAAGAGGATAATGATAAGAAACCAAATATGACATTTAATTTTGATAATGCAGGTTCCGGTTTTGATTCTGATACCCCCGCTTGGGTTAAGGCAGCTATGGAAGTTGCGAAAGATATGAATTGATTTTATAAGGAGGAAATAGAAGAATGCTTAGAGATTTTCTGAAAAAGAATATCACAAGCCAGGCCAAGTTCGTTGAATGGGGCTATGGTCAGGTTGAGCCTAATCATCTTTCTGCTCAAAGAACCTCTCAGGTATATGCTCAATTACCTGCAGATAAGAATATCAATGTTCTTGAACAGGGACAGTTTGTCAAGTATGATTATGCTAAAGGCTTAGTAGATTTTACAGGTATTGGAGAATGGATGCTCGTATTTAATGAAATTAAACTTTACAGAGAGCATCAGGATGATTGCGAATTCGCAATGATTAAAGATAATTATCAGGCTCGTATTTATAGCCCATTTGGTGGAGATAAGTATGATGCTAATGGCAATAAGTTAGGAAACACTGATCCTTATACTTATGATACAAATTTCAATAAGCAGTCACGTTATTACAATGGTGTTGATTCTGATGGTCATAATTCTATTACTGTCAATGGTCAGACATATGGTTATGATGATGTAACAGCTGCTCCTGATATGTATGAAATTCATTATAATGAAGATCCATATCATATTGAATCTCAGACACGTCCACAGTTTATGCCAGAAGGCACAACAATGGTTCCTCGTGTTTTAAAGACAAATATTGGTGATATTTTCACAACTAACACTATTGACGAAGAAACCCTTGCTATCGGTGACTTACTCAGCCCAAGAGATGCTGATGGTATCCTTATAAAAGTCGCTGGTGCTGATGGTACTGCATCTGAAAACGCTAGTGATGCTTCTTCTGATATGAGATGGCAAGTTGTTAAAGTTTATACAATGCCAGATCATCAGAAGGGTGTTAAGATTATGCGTGTAGCTTAATTCTGAAGGAAGGAGGATAATAGAATGTTAGATAGAAAAGATCTCGTAGCTCTTATGAAGACCGTTGCTAAAGCTAATCCTTCCGCTCCAGTAGCCTATAGTTTTGGAGGACAGGATTTAAGTTATGAAGCACTTAATGAAACTCTTCGTAGAGAGTTAAATGAATTAGCTGGCACTTATGCTTTATATAGAGAAAATAAAAATTTAATCTTCAGTATTATTGAAGAGACTCTTGATGAAGTTCTGCCAAAGAAAGTTGTAGAACAATATAATCAGTTCGCAGAAGTTCGTACATTCGCTCAGGGCGATAAGATTCTGTTTAGACGTAAATTAACATCTAACCAGAGAGCTAAACAGTTCATTACCAGAGTTGGTCTTGCAGGCATCTATGAAGTCTTCAAGCTTGGTAAGAACGAAGAGGCTTTCGAAGTCCGCACAAGCGCTATCGGTGGAGCTGCTCAGATTGGATTTGAAGAGTTCCTTGATGGCCGTGTTGATTTTGCCGAAGTTACCCGTATCATTATGGAAGGTATGGATGAATTAATCTATAAAGAAGTTGGTCAGGCTCTTAAGGCTTCTATCAATCAGCTTCCACCTGCAAACAAAGTTATTGTTACAGGCTTCGATGAAGATGCTATGGATAGACTTCTTACAATCGCTGCCGCTTATGGCACACCTACTATTTATTGTACATATGAATTTGCTGTCAAGATGATTCCTCAGGAAGCTTGGAGATATACAGATTCTATGAAAGAGCAACTTTGGAATAACGGCAGACTTCCTAACTATAAGGGACATCAAGTTGTTATTCTTGAGCAAGGCTTTGAAGATGAAACAAATGAAACTAAGGTAATTGATCCTGGTTATGCTTGGATTATTCCTACTGGCGCTGATGGCAAGCCAGTCAAGATCGCATTTGAAGGTAACACAATCGTTGATGAATTCAATAACCCTGGTGATCGTTCTCGTGAAATTCAGGTTTATAAGAAAGTCGGCGTCGTTTGCATGCTCGCTAACAACATCTGCGCTTATGTTGATACTTCACTTGTTGGTCAGATGAAGACATGGTTCTTAAATAACAAGAGTATTAAGGATTATACAGGCCAAATCAATTCTGTTGGTGATGGCAGTTCCGCAGGAACACCTCAGAATCCTTGATGATTAAACCTCGTTAAAATTTAATATATATTATGTGGGGGAGAGGGGAGTAAGCTTTCCCTCTCCCCTATTTTTCATTTACTAAGAGAAAAAGGAGAAAAATGAAATATGGCAGAAGTAACAAAATTTTATAATGTAAAAAATAGAAGCGCCGGCGTGGTTATTTATCGTATTCCTGAAGATAATATTCGTAGAGAGTTTATGCCTGGTGAGACGAAGGTTATTCCTTTGCCTGAACTTCAAAAACTTTCTTATCAACCCGGTGGTTAGATGGTAATGAATAATTTCTTACAAATACAAGGAATTGAAGCCCAGTCAACTTTAAATATTTAGGCTGAGTAGGAATATAATTATTCAGAACAAGATATTATTAGAATTATGAATGAAGGTTCTCTTGATGAGTTTCTTGATATGCTTGATTTTGCCCCAATGGGCGTAATGGATCTTGTTAGACAATTTGCTATTTCGCTTCCTTTGAATGATATTCCTAAGAGAAGAGCCTTGAAAGAAAAAACTGGATTTGATGTAAATGCTGCTTTAACACACGTTGAAGAGGAAAAATAGGAAGACCTTGAAAATGGTATTGCTGAAACTACCGCTCCTCAAAGACGTGTAAAACCTGCTCCAACAACTGGACGTAGAGTTATCAAAAAAGCCGCAGAGGTAAAAGTAGAAGAATAAGGAGGTCTGTAAATGGAAGGAACTTGTTTTTCAGCCATTTATAATCGCTTTCTTGGACAAATTACTGATGATATGTATATGGAGCTAACACCGGAGGATACTTTAAAAGACCTCCAACGACTCTTGATAAATGCTATCCCAGGCTTTGAATTTCCACGAGTAAATCTTACAGACTATACGATTGACGTGATTGAAATGCCAGAAGATGAAGTTCAAGATGATGATTTCGTTATAGGCGTTGTGTGGAATGATTTGCTTGAAGATCCTAATTCAGAAGTTCCTCATGTTATTGTTGAACGTTCTCGTTTTGCGGCAAATTTAACCGCAGAAGAAATAAATATACTTGCCCTTCTTATGAAGCAAGGTTGGGTTCAACGGCAAGTTACTTCCATAGAAAATACAAGAATGAAATATACAGGGCCGGATTTTAAAATGACCTCACAAGCAAATCATCTACAAAAGCTACTTTCTCTTTTGGAAGAATCAAGAAGAGACAGTTTTCATATGTAGAGATTATATAAACGTAGAAAACTCTCAGATGGATTATATTCATCTAATTGGAGTGTATTGAGGTAGAACAGTGCTCTTGAATAAATATGGTCTTGAAATCACTATGGAAGATATAACAAATAATGTGCGTAGATTAACAAATCAACTTTGGAAACTTATTCCAATGAGGGAACATGAAGAGGACTGGCAAAAACAATTATAGACTGTTCTATTAGAAATTGTTGGTCTGAACGAATTATTCGTCGGACCACTTTTTTTACCGTTAATTAGTAAATTAGAAGGTCTTTCTGTTAAAGAAACTGATTTTGATTTTTATAGAAAGACTGTATTTGAATGTATAAATCTTTTACAAGAGGTTGTAAAAAATTATGCGTAAATCTAATTTAATTGAAAATGATAGTTTAAGATTGATGATGCCGAGATTGGGAGCTTTTCATTAGAATGAAGATTATAAAAAACCTTAGCCTTATCATGAATCATTAAAAGTTGAAAAACAAATTATTGATGGCTTAGAAGATTAGAGTTTAAGATTAAAAGCTAATGGAGGATACACTCAGCAAGAGAGAATGATTTTTGATAAAAGAAGATCATTAGATAGATCGTTAAATTATTCATATCAGGCAGCCAACATTAGAAAAGTTGGTAAAGAAAAAGTAGATAGAGCATTAATAAATCCTGATAAAAATAAATTTGATTATGATGATAAAATAGTATCAGTTCATTATGAAGCAAGCTATGAATCAGGAGATGTTTTTGAATGGTTAGGGACAGATACATATTGGATTATTTCTTTATAGGACATTGATGAATTAGCTTATTTTAGGGGCGAAATTAGAAGATGCCGTTATACTATCGCTTGGGAAGATGAAAATGGTATTCAATCAACTTACGCGGCAGTAAGAGGTCCAGTAGAAACAAAGATCAATTTTATTCAAAAACATCAAATAAGTGTTGATGAACCTAATTATTCATTACATCTATTAATGCCGCTAACCGATGCGATTATAAAATATTTTTAGAGATATTCTAAGTTTTATTTATAGGGATGCTCAGAGGTTGCACCACAAATTTGTTGGAGGGTTGAGGCCACTGATTGGATTTCTACTCCTGGAATATTCGAATTAACTGCAGTTGAGTATTATTCAAATAAAACAGAAGATGATGTAAATGCTGGTTTAGTAGGAACTTTAAAGGCAAAACCTGTTGATCCTAATCCAGATGTAGTAAAAGAATTTATTGAAGGTGAGACTTTTATTAAACCTAAAAAAGTTTATACTTATAAGTTTAATGGTCTTGCTATAGCGAAGTGGAAAGTTCAAAAAGATAGACCTATAAAATATAGTATAGATTAGAAAGATTCTACTATTATTTATATTATGTGGGAAGGAACATAGAGTGGTTAGTTTGATATAACTTATGGTAATTTTACTAAAACTATTGTTGTAGAATCTTTGTTTTGAGATAAAGGAGAATTGAATATATGAAAATTGAAAGATATTTTCCACCTAAATCGGCTTTTCTTTCTGTTGAGAAAGATTTAAGTATTATAGTCGATTAGATGATGAAAAATGATGGACTAAAGAGATTATTATATTATACTTCTAAAGATGCTCTTACAAGACCAAACTTAACTACTGATTAGTCTCTTGGAATGTTTGGTAAAAATATAAAAATTGTGCCGAAGTTGTATGTTGATAATGAGGTTTTAAATTATGTTATTATCAATTTTGATAATTTTGTTACAAATGTAAAAAATCCCGAATTTAGAGATAATATTGTTGAATTTGATATTGTTTGTCATTTTGATCAATGGCATATGGGAGATTTTATGTTAAGACCTTATAGAATTGCCGCAGAGATTGATTCTACATTTAATAAAAAACATTTAACCGGAATTGGCACTTTAGAATTCTTGGGAGCAAATGAAATTATTTTGAATGATGAACTTGGTGGCTTATGTCTAATGTATGAAGCTATACACGGTGAAGAAGATAAAAAGAATATGCCTACTCCTGAAAGAGAAAAGATTCAAGAAATAGATTGGAAAAATAGAGGGAGTTATTTAACCTAATGGATATTAGATTAGCATTAATGACTGGTATAGATATTCCTGTACCGGAATGTTAGTTGATATTGCATCAACCTCGTATTGATGAGATAGCTTTTTTAGGAGAAGAAGATTTTTTTATTGGTTCATAGACTCTTTGTATTAGCAAAAATATGGTCATTGAGGACAAAAAAGCTCTAAGTGAAATAAGCAATTTTCAAGTATTTATGACAGTAATGAATGAAAAGACTACCCAAGATAAGAAGCAAGCGGTTGAATCTATTTTTGAATTGATGAATTTGGGTAAAGCGGTATTTACACCTCGGTCTATAGTTTTTACTGATAAAAATGAAACTCGTATGATTGATGAGAATAATTTTGAGCCTTTTTAGGATATGATAAAAAATATTGTATGTGCTAAAAATGGCCCAATGGATTAGCAAGCATTTAATCCATCAGGTGATAAGGCAAGAGAAATTGCTCAGAAACTTATGAGAGGACGGCAAAGAGTTGCCGCTCAAAAAGGCAATTCTACTGGAAGCGCCTTTAGTCGTTATCTTTCAATTTTATCTATTGCTTTACATATACCTATAACAGAGTTATAGAAATTGACAATGTTTTAGTTATATGATTTAATGGAAAGATATACATTATATACTAATTGGGATTTGGATATACGCACGCGACTTGCGGGTGGAAAACCAGATTCACATCCTGATGATTGGATGAAAAATATTCATTAATTATTATAAGGAGGAAAACACACTATGAAATTTGGTGTTAGAGAAATTTGCGAAGTAGTTCTTAAGGCTAAGGCTACTCAAAAAGTTGGTAACAAAATTTTCTACGCTAATGAACCAGTTTGCTATTTTGATACACTTAAGACTTCCAGTATGGAAGGTGCGGCAACCACAGTGTATGCACAAGGTGGCGTTGGTAACTCTCGTTTAATTGCGTGGGAAGGTGAAAGAACAGTAACCTTTACAATGGAAGATGCTCTTATTTCTCCAGAAGGTTTTATGATTCTTTCTGGTGCTGGACTTATTGATGCTACTGAAAATGCACCTATTTATCAACATGTAACTGAAAATATTGATGCAAGTGATGTTACTGTTGAAGAAGATGAAATTACAATTTGGATTTCTAAACCTGCTTATCTTCCATCTACTGGAGATCATTTTGCATATGTTATGTTCAAGAAAAATGATGAAATTATTAGCGAGCCTTATATTCCTGTTCATGAAGAATTAGTAAAAGACGCTACAAAGGGTCTTTATCCTTTAAGAATTCCTCATGGAAGTGTTCCTGGTCGTGCTGATAATAAAGCTCAGGGATTTGATACTGCTCTTCCAGTAGAAGGAGATTTTGATAGTGTTCTTGTTGATTACTATGTAGAACAAAAGAGCAATGCTCAACAGATTGATATTACTCCTGATAAATTCGGTGGTAACTATTATCTTGAAGCTTCTACATTATTCCGTGATACAAATGGTGTTGATATGCCTGCTGAATTCATCATTCCTAACTGTAAGATTCAGTCTAACTTTACATTTACAATGGCTTCTACTGGTGATCCATCTACATTCACATTTACAATGGATGCGTTCCCAGATTACACAAGATTTAACCATAAGAAGAAAGTTCTCGCAGCTATTCAGATTATTAAAGAAGCTGGTAGCCAAGAACTTACTCGTACATCTACTGCTCACGCAGAAGCTGACGAAGCGTTATTCGGATGATATAACAAATTATAAAGGGGAAAGAGAAATCTTTCCCCTATTTTTTTATTTTGAGATAAAGGAGGTATTATTATATGCCTGATTTTGATTTTACTTAGGATTCTAAAGAGGTTTTAGGTGATATTTCAGAGATTTTTTCAAATGAAACAGAATCAGAAATTATACAAACAAAAATAAATGAACTTCGGAGTTATCTTACTACTTTACTTCAAAATTTAGAGATAGCATCTCAAAGAGGCAGTAGTTAGCAAAAAACAATGATGAGAAAAAATTTAACTCCAATGATGAAAAATGCTTATTAGATTATTATGTAGTTTAGAACAGCTATGTTAGGGAAGGCAGAAGAAATTACTTATAGAGTTTATATAAGAGGAGAAGATGAAACTCAAGTTTCTGTTGTAGATATTTCTGAATCAGATTTATTAAAAGTTGTAGAAAGATCTGAAAATACATTGCGTTTAAAAAGAGATTTAGAAAAAATAGATAAAGCTTTTTAGAATAATAGTATTCAATAGATTTTTGAAAGACATTTTAAAAATGTTTGGAGAAGTTTTAAACATATTAAAGGTAATAATTTTGTTGTACCTATAAAAAATATCCCAGATATTTATTCTTAGGCAGAAGGTGCTAGTAATTTATATTGGCAAACAGATAATGGCCGAGGAAAATCAGCTTATACTCCAAAAATGTTTAATAGAGGCTGGATTTATTAGGCTTTTGATTCTACTGCCAATAGTTTATATGAGAATATTAGTTCAGAAGATGTAAATAAAGTATCATTACCAACATTTCGTTATGCTTATTTTACAAAGCATTTAGTTTATGACAATGTAGTAGGTTTCAAAGGCGGAGATGTAGGTTTGAATCAAATTAAATCTAATATGGCTAATCTTATGAGTATTACAACTCTAAAAACTTATATAAAAGATATATTATCTATTTTAACTCCAAATTAGTATAATAATCCAAAAGCATTGTCAGATTTTATTAAAGAAAAATTTTTAGAAGAAAATTCAGATAAAAAACAAAATTAGGTGATTAATTCAGTATTAAATAAAAATATTGATACTCTTTTATCTGTTTTAACTTGACTTTCACGAAAAAAAATTGTATAATTTTCTTGTAAAGAAAATTCAATCAATCCAAGTGATAAAGGAGAAAATAATATGGCAAAAGTATCATTTACAAAATTAAAACTTACAAAGAAAAATGAAGTTTAGACTTTAAAATATAATGATGAAATTATTGAGGTAAAACAATATTTGCCGATTTAGGATAAATTAACATTAATAAGCCGAGTAATAAATCAAGCTTCAGATGAATATAATTTTGCTAATCCTGTAAAATTAGATTTATTTTTATCATTAGAAATCATGTATCAATATACAAATATTAATTTTACAGAAAAACAAAAAGAAGATCCTGCTAAATTATATGATTTACTTGAAGAAAATGAACTTATTGATACAGTAATTGGTTTAATTCCGCAATCAGAATATAGAACATTATATGAAGGAATCCTTGAAATTAGTAAAAACATTTATGCTTATCAAACTTCTGTTTTAGGAATTCTTGATATTATTAATAAAGATTATAGTGATCTAAAATTGGATACAGATGAAATTGCTAAAGATTTTAAAGATCCTGAAAATATTGCTTTGTTGAAGAATGTAATTGACAAATTAGGATAAAACAATTAACCTATTTTTTAAAAAAAATAGGAGTTAAGGTGGATAGAGATTAACTCTATCCACCTTTTTTTATTTTTTATTTGGCCAAGTAAAAAAGAGAAAAAAATATGGAGAGAAAGGAGCAAATAAAAAATGGCGAATAACAGAAATTTAAAAGTTAATCTGGAAGTTACAGCCGAAATAAAAAAAGCTAAGCAAGAAATAAATTAGCTTCAAGAAGTATTGGGTAGAATAAAAACAGACTATCCAATAACTATAAAATCTGACGCCTTAAAAAATGTTGGTAGGGAAGCTGAACAAGTTCAATTAGCTTTAGAAAAAGCCTTTAATGTTGATACTGGAAAATTAGATTTAAGTAGATTTTCTCAATCTCTAAAAGAATCTAAAATGAGTTTAACAGATTTATATAATGATTTTTAGAGAGTTGGTAAAGATGGTACTTTAGCTATTCAACAATTATCAAGGCAAATTGCTCTTGCTGAAACGCCGGTTTTAACTTTGAATACAAAAATGAAGGAATTTTTAGGGACTATTGCTAATACTGCTAGATGGCAACTGTCTTCAAGTTTCTTGCATGGAGCAATAGGATCTATTCAATCCGCAATAAATTACGCAAAAGAATTAAATGATTCTTTAACAAGTATTCAAATTGTAACTCAAAAAAGTGATGAAGAAATGGCAAAATTTGCTGAATCAGCAAATAGAGCTGCGAAAGAGTTAAGTACAACAACTAATAGATATACACAAGCATCATTAATTTATTTCCAACAAGGTCTTAATGCTGAAGAAGTTGAGAAAAGAGCTGCTATTACTGTTAAAATGGCAAATATTACAGGCGATACAGCTGAAACAGTTTCTTAGCAATTAACTTCAGTCTGGAATAATTTTGCCGATGGTTCTAAATCGCTTGAATATTTTGCTGATGGTATGACCGCCCTTGGTGCTGCTACAGCAACAAGTTCTGCTGAAATTGCCGAAGGTCTTCAAAAATTCGCATCAATTGGTAATACGGTTGGTTTGAGTTATGAATATGCGGCAAGTGCATTAGCTACAATTACAGCTACTACTCGTGAAAGTGCTGATACAGTAGGTAATGCTTTGAAGTCATTATTTGCTCGTATTCAAGGTTTAAATTTAGGTGAAACATTAGAAGATGGTACTACATTAAATAAATATTCTGCCGCATTAGCTAAAGTTGGAGTTAATATTAAAGATGCTAACGGCAACCTAAAAGATATGGACCGAATTCTTGATGAATTGGGTGAAAGATGGCAAACATTAGGAAGAGAGCAACGAGTAGCATTAGCACAAACAGTTGCGGGTCAAAGACAGTATGCTCAATTAATGACTTTGATGAGTAAGTGGGGTTTCATGAAAGAAAATCTCCAAACAGTTGCTTCTTCTTCTGGAACATTATAGAAACAAGCAGATATTTATGCTAAATCTTGGGAAGCTGCTTCTACGAGAGTGAGAGCTTCATTAGAAGAAATTTATACAGAGTTAGTAAAAGATGATTTCTTTATTGGTCTTTCTAATTTTGCTACTAGATTTATAAATATCTTTGCTGATGTTATAAAAGGTATGGGCGAATTTAAAGGGATTCTATTATTGATTAGTAGTATTGTTTTAGATAAATATAGTAAAGAAATTCCTAATGCTATTTAGTCTTTTACTAATACTATTAGTTTATTTACAGGTTCCGCTCAAAAAGAAGCTAAAGCTCTTCAAGAAGAAAATAAATCTTATTTAGATACGCTCAATACCGCAGATGGATTATATGATTTTTAGATACAAAAAATAAAAATATTAGGAACTTTAAAATCTGAGTTATTATCAAAAGAAAAAGAATTATCTGATACTGAAAAAATACATTATGAAAGTTAGATTTTAAATTTATCAAAATCATTAGATTTATTAGATGAAGAAAAATAGGCTGTTGTAGAGTTAGAATTAGAAAAAAGGAAAGCTTTAAAAGAAGTAAATCAAAGTAGTAGAGGTATAAATACGGGAACTTCTTATTATGGTGATCCTAATACCCAAACTCCAGCAATACCTTATGATATGAAAAAAATTCGAGATGAATTTATACAATTAGCACAAGATGTAGGTACTGCTAATGGAGCTTTAGATAATTTTAATACAGATTGGAATGAATTTAATACTAATGATCCTAAATTTATAGATAAAACTGTTGATTTATTAAAAGAATATGAAGAAAAAGGATATTTAGCAGCTGGAGCAATTGAGAAAGTTCAACAAGCATAGAATGAATGTGGTGATGATACTTGGGCATTTATTGAAAAAATTGACTAGATATCAGAATCTTTATTTAAAGTTGGCGATGGTAATATTGAAAGTGGTACTGAAAGACTTAATGAAATTTTAGAAATTTTAGATCATACTACAGGTGAAAATGCTGAAAAAGCCAAACGATTAGCTGCTTCATTGAGAGAATATCAAGAAGCTGCAGATAAGAGTGGTAGAAGAACAGAAGATTTTAATCATACTTTAGAAGCTACTACAGGAAGAATGGAGACTAATATAGAGCATAGTAAAAATCTTGCTGAATTATGGAGTTAGGCTTTTTCTAAAACTTCTGCTATTGCGATGGGACTTACTTCATTAGGTTCTTTAATAGATAGAGTTTCAAATCCTGATACTTCTGGAATTGATAAACTTATATCTTCTTTAGCTTCTCTTCCTATGATTATGAGAAGTATTACAGCTGTAAAAGAACTTGGAACAACAATTAGTGGAATATTTGGTATTGGATCGGGATTAGCAACTGGAATTACAGGTGGTATTACAGCCGTTTTAACTCTTATTACTGTGGTTGAAAAGTTGAAAAAAGCTCATCAAGAAGCATTAGATGCTGCGGCACAACATACTAAAGAAGTTTCTGATGAATGGTCTAGTACAGTAAAAACTAAAGAAGAAGAATATAAAACTAATAGAGATTTAATAACTCAATATAAAGAATTATTAAAAAATTATAAAGAAACTGGAGAAGGCAAAGCAGATTTACTTACTGTTGGAGAATAGATAGCAGATGCTTATGATTCTGAAGGCAGTAAATTAGATTTATTAAGTGGTAAATATGATACTTTTTTAAATACTATTTTAGATGTTAATGCAGCTAGACAAGATCAACTTATATTAGAACAAAAAGCAGCTTTAAATGCAACTGAAACTGCTATTGATAAAGAAATAGCTAGTAATTCGGCATTTAAAACAAGTAAAAAGATATTTGGTGATGAAGAATCTCCTTTTGCTTTTCTTTTTGGAGAAAATCCTCTAATGGATCCTAAAGATGCCATAGAAGGTATCTTAACAGGCGGAGAAAGTGAGCTTTCTCAATTTAATTTTGCTCATGGTACTAGTCTAACACTTGAGAATCAAAAAACTTTACGAGAAATAGCAGAAGATGTTTTAGGATTATCAGATGAAGAAAGAGAACTTTTTGAAGAAGATATTCATAAGTTCTCTGATAGTATTGAAAGAAATTCTGATAGTATTGTACGAGCTTTAAGTGATAATGTAGGAGAAATTCAAACTACTATTTTAGAATTAAGTACTGGTCAATTAGCAAATGATCAATAGTTATTAAATTAGCTTCTTGAACAATTAGCAGCTAATTTCGATGAAGATGCTTATGATTTTGATGAAGATCTTCAAAAAATTACTTTTAATTTTGATGAAGATAATTTTGAAGAATCTTTATATAATACTATTCAAAAAATTCAAACTATAACAACAACATTAGGTGCTAATGAAGATTTTTCTCAATCTCCATTTTATGAAACTTTAAGTAGCTTATTCCCTCAAGAACTTATAGATTTAGCAACTCAATGGAATGAACAGTTTAGTAATATTCAAATGGGGAAAGTTGTTTCTAAAGCACAAGAAATTTTAAGAGAAAGAAAAGAAGGAATTGCTAGTTTTAAAGATTATCAAGATTTTATGGATCAACTTATAGCTGAGTTATCTGAAGATGATACTTTAAAAAATAGGACTGATTTAAAATCTCTTATAGATTAGGCTTTAGAAGGAACTGATCTTGTTGATGAAGCATATACTGGAAATTATAAAATACTAACCCAATTAGCAGAAAAGACTGGTATAGAAGCTCAAAAATTAGAAAAAGAAGTATATGATAGTTTAAGCGATACCGCAAAAGAAAATTTTGGTTCTTTAGATTTAGAAGTTGCTGCTAATATTATTTTTAGATCTAAAGGTAAAGCTATTCCTGATAGAATAAAAGATTTTTTAAATGAATAGGCTGAAATAATAAAAGAAGAAGCTGAAAATGATATAAAATCAGGTTCTATTGCTTCAAGTTTAGAAGCCTTAGAAAATATTGATCTTTCAAAAGCTTTAAGTTTTAAAAATCTTAAAAAATTAAAAGATAGTGGGATTGATTGGGGTAATGAAGAATTAGGTATTATTCCTTGGGAAGAATTTGAAGTTATGGATTCTAAGGGGTAGATGGAATATCTTAGATCTATGAAAGCTAGTTTGACTGAGGCTGATACTGAAATTCAAAAAGAAACATTAAGAATTCAAAATAGTAAAAAAGAAATATATGAAAGTTTTAATAATTATCTTGATAGAATCATAAAAAAAGGTAATTTAGATGATGAAACAAAAGAATATTTAACTTCATTACAACTTAGTGTTTAGGAAACTATAGCTACTTATGATGATAGTACAAAAGCTTTAGAAGCAGAAATAAATGCTGATGCAATAGCTTTACATAATAGTTATAAGAATTTACTTATGACTATGTCTTTATCTAATATTAAAGTTGGAAAAGTATTTTCAGCAGATGAAGTCGAAACTTTTAAAGAGTTTGGTATTGATATTGATAAATATGTTGATTATTTGGATGATGGTACTGCGAGAGTAAGGACTAGAGGCGATGAACTTGTAAAAACTATTATTGATCAAAAGGTTCAGCTTTATAAAGAGCAAGATACTGCTCCAGTTCCAACAGAGGTTAGTTCTTTACAAGAAGCTAATGCTTTGTTAGAAAACGATTTATTTAATCCGAGCCAATATGCTGCAGCAGTAAGATACTTAGATGCTATGGGTCAGTTAGAATTGACCTTTGAAGATTTAGGTAAGAATTCTCTTGAAAATATTCTAGGTGCTGAAAAGTATGAAGAATATGCCGGAAAAATTGATTTAACTAATGTTACACTTGAAGAACTAAAAGAGAAAGTTGCCGCTGGGGCAATACCGGTTGAGACTCTTTCTTAGAAAATAGATGAACTTTTAAGTAAAGATGATATTTCTACTAAAGAAGCTATTGAACTTTGTAATTAGGCTTTAGCAGATGGTATATATAATGCTGAACAATATATTTCTGCAACAAAGGATTTACTTACAGAATAGGAACAATTCAGAAATATAATGGCAGCGCCTATTACAGAGCAAAATGCTGATGAAACTTTTAAAGCATTATCTTCATTTATGTCTTCTGGAGATCTTAGCTTAGAAGAAAATTATGCTTCTTTAAATAAGATGGTTGAAGCCATTAATGAGATGGGAGCAGCTGGAAGTTTAGCTTCTCCTCAAATGGAAGAGCTTTATAATCAAGCTTTAAAAGTTGTTCAAATGGATGATTAGGATTTTACTCTTAATCAAAACTTAGAACAACTTCAATATATGCTCACAAATGGTTTAATTGGTATGGACCAATACCGTGAAAGTATCCAGCAACTCGTTGAATCATACGGCGAGTGGGGCATGACTGCTGAAGAAGTTTATAGCAGATTAGTTGATATTGAAGTAAAACTTTATCAGCAAAACGGTACATTAGAAGATAATGCCGGTAATTTGGGTCGTCAATGTGCTTCAATGGAAAATTATCAAACTTTAATGAAGTCTCTTATCAATCATTAGGCTTCTGAAGAAGCACAAATTAAAGCATCTAATGCTGCATTAGGTAAATTAGGTAGTCAATATGATAGTTGTAAGGATGCTTTAAAGAAACTTACTGTTGCTATGGAAAGTAATAATAAAGAACTCCAAAAGGCAGCAGAAAGTGAATTAAAACTTAGCGTCCGTGCCGAAGAAGCAGCCTCTACATATAATCTTGAAGCTAAACAAATTAAAATTCTTGCTAAATCGTATCAAGAATTAGCTAAACATGGTGGCTCTGCTTATCAAGCAGCTGCTGACAATGAGGAAATTGCCGTTGATTTAGCTACAAGATATATTAACTTAAATAAAGGTGTAAAAAATCTTCAAGAAAATTGGGAAGATTATGAAGAAACACTTAATGAATTAGTAGCTTCTAAAGATAGTGTTGAAGCTATGAATAGTGTTTTCTTTGATCATCAGGATGCTTTAAATGGCATTCAAACTGCTATGGCTCAGGTATTAAATATTTCTGATCCAACTTCTATTAGTTTCCAATTCTTAGCAGATAACGCTGATTTAGTTCGTCAAGCTATGGAAGGTGATAGTGCGGCGGTAGCAGAACTCCAAGCTAGAATGGCAGAAGATTTCATCATGAACTTAGAAATTAATGATGAAGATTTTTATAATGCTTTAAATATGACTAAATCAGAATACTTGAATTGGATAAATACTCTTCCTCCTGGAGAATTAGATGCTGATGATACTTTATTCCTTGAAAAATTAGCAAATTTAATGCTCCAAGCTGGTTATACAGTAGATCAAATTGAAGATTATTTTGCTGGTTGCGGTATTGATGTAGATTTTGAAGAATTATATGATGAATTTGAGACAGTTGAAGATGAGGCTGTAAAATCTACAAATGTAGTAGCTGATGCTTATAATGCTTTAAGTCAATTTTTACCAGAAAAAGTTAAACAAATGACTGATAAAGTCGCGCAAGCGATGGGAATTGATACTGAAATGACAAGTCAAACAGCGACTCAAGAAGATAATAGCACTTTTTATGGTGTTCAAGCTTCTACTTCTCCTGTTCCATATAAAGTTCAAATTCCTCGTTATCATTTTTCAGCTTCTTAGGATGGAATTAGTTATACGGCAGATGTACAAACATTAAAAATGAATTATTCTAATATTACTGCTACTCCAGTTCCAGTACCAGTAAAAGAAACTCAATAGAAAACGGCTTCTGCTTTAAGGGTTAAAACTGCTAATAAAACTTATGGTGGTAATATTTCTCATATTAATTCAACTGGTGGTAATAAGAGAATATCTACTTCTGCTCCAAGTTCGACTCCTCGTAGTAGTAGCGCAAGAACTTCTACCCCAAGAGAATCAACACCAGCGCATGTCAGTCCTCCAACAATAAAAGTTCATGATACTAAGTATAATGAACGTAAAACTATTGATGATTATCAGCAAGATAAGGTTAGAAAAGAAACTCCTAATAAGAAAGAGATTCCAGAAGAAGTTCATACTTCTAAAAAGAAATATTATAATGAGAGATATGAAAAAGATGCTACTTTTGAAGAAAAAGAATATGAAACGAAAGATACTTCATTATATAAACAATTTGATGATGAAATTGAGCGTTACCATGATGTAAGTAATGCTCTTGAAAATATTAGTCATAAATTAGATGAAATTGATCAGCGTAAAAATCGTGCATTTGGTAAAGCTCATTTAGATGCTTTAAATGATGAAAAGAATGCTCTTCAAGATTAGCTAAAACTTCAAGAATAGTATATTGATGAGATGGGTCAACGTAGTGGTGAATTAAGACAAAGACTTGAACAAAGAGGATATACTTTTGATGAAGATGGTTCTATTTCTAATTATGTGCCACAAACAGAACAAAACATTATAAATTATAATTTAGGAAAAGAAAAAGCTGTTGAATAGCGTAATAAAAATAAAGAAAGATGGAATAAAGCATATAGTGAAGCATATGAGGCTCGTAATCAGGCTTATAGAGAAATAACAGATAAATATAATGCCGCTATGCAAAAAGAAACTGAAAGATATAATACTTCAGTTGGAAAAGCAGATGATATTCGCAATGCCGCAGATAAAGCAGCAATAGCAAAATATAATAAAGGACTTGAACAATTAGCAGTTAATACTAAATTTAATGCTGATAGTGCCGCAAATAGTGAATATCTGGCAACAATGAAAAAAGCTGTTAATACTTATAATAAAGCTGTTACAGAAGCTGAAACGGCAAGAGAAAATGCTTTAAGTCAAGCTGAATCCAATAAAAAGAGAGATTTAACAGATGCTTATAATCGTTATATTGAAGGCGGCAATAAAGATGCTTATGATGATATAGTTAGCACTATTGAAAATGCTTATAGTAATGCAGTATCTCTTGCTGAAAATGTTTATTCTAATTCTATGGATAAAGCGGCAGATCAATTTGATAAAGTAAAAACTAAAGCTGATAATAAATTAAAAGAAGCTAATGAAGATAATAAAGAAGCCTATGATTTAGCCATTACAGAACTTGGTTCAACATTATCAAAAGAATTGGCTGATAATAAAAGAATTCATACAGAAAGTATAGAAGTAGCACAAGAAGTTTTTGATGATAATACTCATCAAATAAAAGAAGATATGTAGGACGCTCAAGATTTAGTAGACGCTCAATTAGAAACAGCAACTGACGCGGCAGATAAAGAACTTGAACGAGCTGATAGAATAGTTGAAATAGCCGAAGAAGGCGTTGAAAATACTTATAATTCAACTGAAGATATAAGATAGGAATATGAGACTTTACAAGATGAAATTCAAAATGCTATGTTGAGCGCACAAGAACTTCGTAATAAGATTTATGATAATGCACTTGAAGTTATTGATTATACATTAGATCTTAAAGTTAGAATTTCTAATGAAGTTATGGCAGCGTTAGAAGCATATCTTTCTGCTCTTGGAGATAGAGCTGATAAAGCAGCAGATCGTATTACTAATTTAGCTTCTCAAATGGGGCAATTTGCTTATCAAGTAGGAGAAACTAGAATTGCTATTGCCACCTTACTTAACTCTACTGGAAATATAGATTGGGCTATAATTGATAGATTAATGACTGGTAGTGAAGCAAGTGTTGATGATTTGAATGCTCTTATTGCCGGTGATTTATTTACAGAAGGTAAAATTGCTCAATTAGAAAAATATCGTGATTCATTAGTTTCTCTTATTAATGAACAACGAAACTTAAAAGAGCAAATGTTTAGTAATATAGAGTCTGCTTTTAATGAATATCAAGATAGTCTTGATCGTCAAATACAAAGAATAGTTCATTTGACAAAAATTACAGATACTTATAAAAATATTATAGGTATCATAGGTAAGAAAACTCTTGATGCTACTGGACAAGTTAGTGAATTATTAGCGCGTCAAACATTTGAATCTCAGCGTAGACAAACTGAAACTTATAAAACAATTCTTGATGAAATTGATAGTAATTTGGCTGATATGAAATATAAACAAAGTCAATATGATCTTGATAGTGAAATGTATAAAGATTTCCAAGAGAAGATTGATGCGATGGAAGATAAAAGACGATCAGCTCAAGAAAATTGGTTATCATCTTGGGAAGCTGAGATGCAATCAGCATCAGATTATTACGCAAATGCGATTGATACTATTACAATGGCATTTGAAACAAGTATTGCTGGTATAATTGGTTCTTTAGATCAATTACAAGCTGAGATGGATCGTCAAAAACAAATTGCTGATGTATATGTTGAAGATTATGAAAAGATTTATCAGTTGAATAAACTTAATCGTGATATAGAAGATGCAATCAATGATAGTGATCGTGTAAAGAATAAGCAACAATTAAAGAAATTACAAGATCAAATAAATCAAGCTAGTGCCGATGGTGTAAAATTATCTCAATATGATTTAGATGTATTGCGTAAAAAATTTGAACTTGAAATAGCCCGTAGTGAACTTGAAGAAGCTCGTAATGCTAAATCACAAGTTAGAATGATGCGTGATGCTGAAGGTAATTATGGTTATGTGTATACTGCTGATGCAAATGCTGTAGCTGATGCCGAACAATCATATGAGGATAAATTACATGAATTGCAAGTTTTGAATACAGAGTATATCAAGCAATTAGAAGATAACTATTTACAGTTACAACAAAATGTCCGTGATCAAATTGCTAATCTTGATATAACTTAGTTTGCTACTGAAGAAGAATATCTTGCCGAAGTAGATAGAATTCAACAAGCGGCATTAGAATTACAAAAGAGATATGGTCAACAAATGAATAATGCTATAAATAATAATCGTGATTTATATGAAAATGATTGGGCAACTTATAGTAGATTAACTGGATATAAGATTTCTATTGACGAAGAATATCTTGATAAGTTTACTGAAACTCAATATTCTGTTTTAACTGGATATAAGAGTATGGAAGAAGCCTCTGCGGCTTTTGCTAAGAGTTTAGAAGATGCTGTTGCGTCAGTAACTTTAGCATATGAAGAAACTCGTGCTATGCAACAAACAGCAATGAATGATGGGGCAACTTCTATGGAGGAATTTGCTAAGAGTGCTACAAATGCTACTAATGAAGTAGGTAAACAAACTTAGGCTCTTGCCAAAGAAGCAAAAGATCTTTCTATTAGTTATAGAGATGCTTTTACTGAAATTGCTGATAAAGCAAAAGATTTTGCTGATAATTATACAAAGAATATTCAACCAGCTATTGATAAGAGCCTTGAATTATTAGATGTAATTTCTCAAATTATTGAAAGTCAAGCTGGACTTAATACTGAAACTTCATCTTCTTCTGGAGGTGAAACATCAGGTACAACTTCATCAGGTTCATCTTGGACTGCTTTTCAAACTATTGGTGATACTATTGGAGCTACATCTGAAGGATTCCAAAAATATAGTGAATATTTACCATATATTGCGGCTCTTTTAAGATTTGATGAAGATACTAATTTTGGTGGTTGGGGAGACGTTAATAGTAGAGCAGCTAGACTTGAAAGAGTATTTGGTGAAGGTGCAGCAGATGATATTAATAGATATTTAGCTAAATATGGTGATGAACTGGCTACTTATCGTTCAATTATGAATGAAAAAGGAACTGCTGAAAGATATTCTTATGAAAGATTAAAGAAAATAATAAAACTTGATACTGGTGGATATACAGGTGAGTGGGCATCTAATTTAGGAAAACTTGCTTTCTTACATGAGAAAGAACTAGTTTTAAATAAAGAAGATACCGCAAATCTTTTAACCGCAGTTGATATGATTAGAAATATAGCACAAGTAATTGATTTAAATGCTCGCTCTACAAGTCAAGCGATGAGTTCAGCATTTAGTGCTGGATTAGTCCAAGAGACAAATAGAAATTTTGAACAAGATGTTCATATTACTGCCGAATTTCCGAATGCGACAGATCGTGATGAAATTATTGCCGCATTTGATAATCTTACTAACCTTGCTTATCAATTAGCAGGACAACAATGATTTAAAATGGGCTGAGATATTTATCTCAGCTCATTTTTTTATTTGGGCGATATAGGATACTTGACCTTGCAGAAAAATTATGATATAATAGAACTGGAGAGAAAGGAGGCCGTATATGGCAAGTAGTCAAACAATAGCCGAAGCCGTTGAAAATTCGTTAAATGCTTATAATATAATTTCTAAAAAGCATCTTGAATCAGTAAATTATGATACAACAGTTAAAGCAAAAATTGTTGATATTAAAAATCGTGATTTAGGTGAATATAAAGTAAATGACGGCACAAGTATTTTTTATGCTTACTCCGAAAAAACAGACTATTATAATGGTTAGACAGTTTGGGTGACTATTCCAAATGGAGATTATTCACAACAAAAGTTTATCCAAGGTAAATATGTGGAAAATGAAAATTCAGAACCATTTACTTATGTTTCTCCATTAGATTCTTTTGTAGATATGACTTAGAATCTAATAGAACCAGGCATGGTAAACGAAACCGGCCTCATTGCGAATGGTGATATAGAAGAAATCATTCTTTGGTCTATTTTCGGACGAGAATTAATTGGATATGATAGATTAGCAATTTAGGCAGGATTTAAATCTTGGCTAAAATCTTTGAATATTTAGTCTGGTGATTATGGCTTACGATTAGATATTGTAAGTAATATGACTGGGACTTCACAAACAAGTAATAACCGTAAATTATATCAAGTATTATTAAATACTAATGATTTTTATGGCGATGTATATAATTTTGAAACTTTTTACAATCAAATAAAGGTTGTTGATATTTCTATGATAGAATGTATTGAGAGTATGTCTCTTGTATTTTATCAAGGAAAAAATTTCCAAGATTCAACAAATAATCTTATACTTCCTGGGACTTTTAATAATATTTGGGTTCAAGAACCTTATGTTAGTTTAGGATTTGATGCTAGTAGATTTACACAAGACACAGTATTACTAACAACCAATGATAGTAAAACTTATGCTCCTTACTTAAGTGAACGGGCAAAAGCAGATTTCATAGCATCTTTAAATCCTTCAACTTATCCTGTTGGAAGTTAGCAATATATAGATATTGTAGATAAAGTTGAAAGTGGAGATTCTGATACTATTAGAATGATTCTTAATCGTTTGAATAGAAAGAATATGACGGCTCATTATATTCATATAAATGAAGATGGAAAACCAGATATATATGGGCCAGGAGATATTTTACCTGATGGAATTATTCTTCATTGGTATCAAAGTGTTTTACATAAAGATGTAAATGATAAATTAGCTGGTCCTTTTTGGGAAGAAAAGATTCCAGAAGCAGATAATTTATTTAAAATAAATAATTTTTATCCTAATATATCTCTTCCTAACGAAAAATTCAAAGTAATAGTTGAAAATCCTTCAAGAGAAGAAAAAGCAATTGAAGTATATAATAATAATTTATTTGAAAAAACTTATGAAGAAAATGGTATTTAGAAAAAAATTATTGATTATAAATCTCGTCCAGATATAGATGAAACTTATTATGATTGGGCGATGGAAGGATTAGATGCTATTGAAAAAGCTAAATAGCAAGCAGTAGCTTCTTTAAGTGATAAAACTCAAATTAGAGAAGCAGAATAGGCTATTTATGATGAATATTTACAAGTTTTAGCAGCTGAAGGACTTTCTCCTGAACAAGCAGCTGCAGATGATATAAATATAGAATATCGTAAAAAACTTATGAATGTGAGAACTAATCTTAATTCTCATGTTAATGAATATACTAATTTATATAATGAAATTATTGGCACTCTTGAAGGAGCTATTTCTTATCAAAGTGAGATTCTTGAATTTACTAATGAAGAAGAAGTCCCTAATACTGTATCATTACAACTTGTTGATGGTCTTACTTTAACAATAGATGATGATTATCATGGCCATTATCATATTTATAATGAACAAGGAGAAATTATTAGTAAAAGAGAAAGCCAAAAGAAAAGAGTAATAACGGCAAATTGGAAATAGTTAATTACTGGAGATCGTAAATTAGATAATATTGATAGTATTGAATGGTTAATTCCTACTACTAATACTATGATTCAATATCCAGAAAAAGGCGTAGAATATACTGATTATGAACCAGTAACTTTTGAAGATTAGATAGCTTTTGTATCTTATCCATATAATTTATATCGGAAAGTAATTGGTTCAGAAGAATATAGATTATATACTGATAAAGATCCTTCAGCATATAGTCAAACTTATTATAAGAGAACGGCTACTTCTTATACGCCAGATACTTATGGAAATAATTATTTTTCAATTTAGCGTTCTGGGCAAAAGTTTGAAGAACAAGAACTCGGAAAAGAAGAACCAGCATCAAGTGGGCAAGTGTTTAGAATTAAAGAATTTTATAATGAAAATTTAGTAAATAATACTATTAAATGTATTATTCATAAAGATAATCTTACTTATGAGGCAGAATTAACTCTTACATTTGGTCCTACTGGAACTGCCGGAACCGATTATACTTTTTAGTTAGAATTTGCTGAAAAGATTCCTGCTTTAACTGTTGGAACTTCTAATTTAGTAGTTATTCCTCATTTATATAATTATGAAAATAAAGATGTAATTGAAGAACATTTAGATACATTGGAGTATGGTTGGTATTCTCCATTTGTAGAATCTACTTCTAATTATAAAATACAAATAAATGATAGTAATAAAATGAGAGTTATTCTTACTATATCTAATCAAAATAATATAGAAGCTTTACGATATTATATATTAGGAGCAAAAGTAAGAGTTTCTACTTTAAATAATAAGAATATTGATTTATATACTTATAAGCCTGTGCCGGTTAGGCAAAATGATAGTTATATAAGTATAGATGGAGCAGATAAAGTTTATTATAATTCAGGAGGAACGAATCCTTCTTATTATAAAGATCCATATAAGATCTATACTTATGATTTTGAAAATCAAAAAACTATTGAAATAAAAAATGTTAGTTGGGCAATAAGTTTAGGTGAAGAAATTGGAAGTCAAGAACCTGATCCTAATTTTTATCCTATATTGTCTGATAATTATGCTTTAATTCCACCGTCTATATATATAAAAGAAAATGGTCGTGAAATAGCGGTAGAATGTAGTCAAAATGGAAATATAATTTGGACTCAACCTTTATATATTTATCAAAATGAGTATTCATCTGCTCTTTTAAATTCTTGGGATGGAAGCTTGACTTTAGATGAAGAAAATGGTATAATATTATCAAGAACAGTTGGAGCTGGAAGTAAAGATGATAGAAATCGTTACCAAGGCGTTCTTATGGGAGATATAACTCAAGTTGATAATACTCCTATATATGGTTTATATGGCTATGATGGAGGCGTTCAAAGTTTCGGATTTAAGATTGATGGAACTGCTTTTATTGGTAAATCAGGAAAAGGTCAAATCAATTTTAATGGTAATTCTGGATAGATTTCAAGTTTATCAAGAAATGTATCTGCCGAAAAAGGTGAAGGTATGTTAATTGATCTTGATGATGGTTATATTGATATAAAAGGTTCTAATGTATTAAATATTAAAGAGATTGAAACTGGTGCTTTATATGATGTATTACAAGTTTTAAATTTAGAAAAAAAGAAATATACTGATCTTATAGTAGAATATGAAAGAGAAAAAAGTAAAAAACATACTTGGAATGATATGGTTAGTATATAGAAAGATATAGATAATAGAATTGATGAATATGAAGATTTTTTAGAAGATATAAATAAAACTTTAGAAGTTTTTAATCAAGAAGATAAATATATAGGAGAAACAGATAAAATAAAATATTTACAAGATAATAACTTAACTTATCTTATAAATAATGATGATTATATTCCCGTTTATGAAGGAAATCGTAGTGGAGTTCGTATATCAACTACTAATCCTTATTTTACTATTACTTCTGATAACAGTAAAGAACTTATTCATATTGCTGATGATGAATATTTCTTATAGACAGATGATTATCAACCTGAATCTGATGAATTAATAGTAGAAGAAGATGAAGAAGGCAGTACTACTGAACATTCAACTCTTGGCCGAGGATTAAAGATAAATCTTAAAGGTAAGAGAGAAGAAGGGGATCCTGATGGTTATATTGAAGGATATAATTTTAAATTAAAGGGTGTTAATAGTGATGAAACTGATAATCTTGTAGGTTCATTTTTTGAATTAAATAGTAGTGGAGAACCTTTTTTACAAGTTCATTATGTAAATAATGATAATAATAGTAATTTTGTTAAAGATTTAAAATTAAGAGGATATTTAGAAGCAGAAGAAAAACTTGTTAGAGATTTGATAAAAATTAGTAAAGATACTTTTATTTTACAAAGTCCTAATTATTATCCTCATACATTTGATACTTCGTAGATTTCTGGATATAGAAAACATACAATTAATCCTTCTCAATCTGGAGAAGGCTTTTTATTAGATTTACAAAATGGTAAATTAGAAGGACATAATTTTGATATAAGTGCTGTTAATTCTAAATATATTGTTAATGGTAATAA